AAGGATGCCCCGCCCTGCGGCCGCAGCACAACCTGTAGTCCAGTTGAAGTAGTCTGCTTTGATATTCTCAATTAGGGCAGTCATTTCGTTATTCATAATCATTTCTTTCTCTTTGTTAACTCTCATTGTATACATAGTATAACATACCAATTAGGGTTTGTCAACAAGAATCTTAGCTTATTTCAAACTAATTTCAATGATTGCACAGATAATACCAACGGTTGTTCCACCAAGTGCTACATAAAAATAATTCATAATCATTAACCTCTCTTGTTTCTCACTATACTTAATAGTACCATATGGAATGAGGTTTGTCAAGCAAATAATGCACTATTTCCAAGAAAAATTAACGTCATCTAACCAACGCCATTCATTACTTTTTATTGATTTTATAGGGGGAAATTGAGGTGGTTGTGACATTTTTATCACACCTGGCGGCAAATCTAGAACTTCCCAGAGGTCACCATGTTCACGAATACGGTTCTTGCCGTGATTAGTAATGCCTGTGAGTGTGATAACCATAACGCCGTCCTTTTCTCAGTGTATACCTTAGTATACACTATAGAATAACATTTGTCAAGCACTATTTTAATTTATTTTAACTTGCTGCGTCACCTGACTGTGAAGCCCTTGCAGCTTTGACTCTAGCCATTTCACCTTTTTTTAGTGTTCTTGCCGCTTTTGCGGCCATCTTATCTATTTTCATACCAAATTTAGAAATAATTTTTTGGTCAATAATAGCACGTTGTTGAGGACTTAAACTATTCCAATCAGGTGCCATATTTTTTCTGAAGGTCTGCATAACTTTCTTTTTTGCAGCAACTACGAGTTTTGCTGGATCACGCATCTTTAGAGCAGCTCTCTTCTTCTTCATTTGAAATCCAGAGGACTTTGCCATTTTACTCATACGTCTAGACAGAGCTTTACGTTGAGAAGGAGACATTGCATTCTTTCTAACCTCATACAATTCTTTAAAATTTTTCATGGTTTTAAAATCCCTTAGGCCGTTTAGTAATTCCTCGTCGTTTCATTTCCATTGAAACCCAAGCACTAGCAAGTTTATTTGTTACTTTATTTTTCAATAGACCCTTAATCTGTTTAAATACAGGAGTCATCACATCTTCCTCTGAATCGTTATTATCTACAATAATAAAGTTTTGACGGAAATGTTGACTAAATTTGCCCATGTTAGATTGTACATCTTTCCAAGAGGTTATTGCTATAGATTCTGGAACAGTACGATCACGTTTTGCATTTCTCTGTAGGGCCGTTTCAAGTGAGGTATTGACATAAATCATATGTGTTTCATATCCCAACTGTTTAAGTTGGATTGACTGTTTTACAATCTTATCATAGTCTCTACCAGTACCATCAAGGAGTAAACCAAGGCGACCATCAACAGCATTGCCCTTACGTGACGCCGTGATCTTTTTAGCACGACCTCGTATTGCATCTCTTGGTTCTTCTTCAGAGGCAGGCATCTTCGCATCCAGACCCGCTTTCTTAAGCATGCGCTCAAATGAATCATCTGAATTAATAGTTACTAAACCTGTCCCGCCTGTGGTTTTCCTGACAACGTAAGACTTACCGCTGCCAGGTCCACCAGCTAGGAAAAATGCTTTAAAAATGTTGGGGTCATTGATCCCCTCTTTTAATTCTTGAAATGTCTTCATTTTTATTTCCTATTAACTCTTGCTGTCGCATTAACGCTATCATGTATTTATGATCTTCCGAAATTGGTTCGATCTGTCTATCCTGCTTTTGAAAGGTTTGCATTTTCTTAATTCTGTTTTTAGCTTTAGCCATTTTTTCTTCCTTTTCTTCGTGATAGGGTTTTTTAGTCATGATGTTTGAGTTAACTTCTCCTTTCTATTGTCTAGTTTAAAAACCTGCTGATATTCTTTTTTCTTTATCTTTAGCAGCAACATCTGCTAGTGCTTTGTCACGTAATGGACTGCTTGTAGGATTGTCATTTGGGAATACGTTATCTAAACCATTCTCATCGTATCCTTCAATATCCCCATAAAAATGTTTATCTGTAAAGGTCTTGTCGTCTTTAACGGGTTTTATTTCCACATGATCTCCTAACTCAAGCTCATGATCAATGCTGTCTTTTGTTACTTTTATATACATAGTATGAATATTACTTTCTCTACTAAAAACATGCTTAATGTCTTGAACAAGGAAGCTTCCTCTAGAAAATTTATCTGTAGATTCGTCATCATGTTCGTTCTCTTTTTTAAGATTTACAGTTATGATATCTCCAGCACCAAAGGTAGTTTGACCAAGACACGATAAAATCATACTAATCCCTGCATCAAAATTTGTGAATATAGAATGTCTTTTCTGTAGTGAATTTTCCTTCTTAACAGGATCAAATATATATTCTGTCAGGCCGGATGAGCTATTATACACCTCATATTGTGAGTTTTTATAAACACCGCTGTCGTTCTTAATTGTTGTAACGGGTGTAAGATATTGGATAGGTATGAAATCAGAAAGTCTATTTCCTTCATCATCTAGTGGCGTGCTATTATATAGATGTTTGTCTTTCCCTTTGCTTGCATATCCTTCAATACCTTGATCTAAGACGCTCTTATCATCCAGATAGTTGTATGTATGGGTGGTAAACTTCTTTTGTAATATATCATGAGTAATTAGTCGAGAGGACATAGCTCCAGTAGCAACAGTAAGCATAGTGTCATTATTGTTTGACATATTTACGCTTCTTAATCTTGCTAAATCTTGTGTAATTTGTGCATTTAACTTTGTATTGCTGAGGCCGGGCGATGATGCATCGCCGGTTCCTGCACTCTCAGCGGCTTCAAAATAAGTGAAACGGCTTCCTTCAGCATATAGACTCTGTATTGATCTAAAGTGATATCCTCTAAGATTCTCAAAAAATACAAATGATGGTAATCCATGACGTACAGCAGTTGCTTGTCCTGTAAATCCAGTAATGATATCCATTGGATGGGTATTATGTGCTATATATTCTTTTGTATCATTTGTCTGTTCTATATACAAACGTTTCTTGCATTTCAAGTCTTTCCTTAAAATGTTCTCAACTATATCATGGTATGTGCCTCTTAAAGTTCTTGATATAAGTTTTCGTTGATTGTGAACTATTTCAGAGGAATAGAAATCCAATGTTAGAATTTCTGCTCCATTGTTATACTCTTTTATTACCTTAGTAATATGAAAGATATTCTCATCGAATTTTATTTTATTTGTATCATCCTCTAGAGTTGGTGTGGACAAGACCAATCCTAAATATTCTTGACCAATAATTGGACCTTCATTTTGCAAAGCTATAGTATTCACTAATTGAATAGAGCCGGATAATCCTCTATTGTAAATACTTTCGTATATTTGAATTTCAATTACTGAATCTTGGAATGGAATTACATTACCTGTAGAAGTATACAGTATAGCTTCTGTAAGTTCCCAATCACCTGCTTGTTTTAGTTCCATTGTATACCTTTAATTAGATTGTAGATTTTCATATTCTTTTATAAACTGAGGAAGAAAAGAAGTACTGAGTATTTTTATTTGTCTCTTCCTATCTTGTTCTTTTTCTTCATATTCAAAATTTGTTATTAATGTAGCAGTAGGATAATCTGTGTTATCATCTCCAATATTTATAGTAAGATTAGTATCACCAGAAGATTGAGAAATCTCATAATGATGTACACCATTAGGATCATCATATCTATCAGCAAGAAATGCTTGAAACTGATTAACATTCATGGGCCATTCATGGTAACGATCATATATGTCATTTACCAGAAGAAGAACCCAATGTAACTCTGCATCGCCATAAAAATCAAATGCAACAGATTCTGGAGTTTCAGAACCCCTTATACTATATTTACTAAACAAAACACCATTAGTTTTAACAGCATCTCTTGCCCCAATGCGTCTAAGTATATTTACTACTGTTCTAGATGGTCCACCTTCAACATTAGTATATTGTATTCTAGGAAATTTTTCAAAATACATATTAATACCCCGCTCTAACAGCTTCTTGTGTTATCATTTCAATTTCGTCAAATGACAAAGTTAACGTAGTATTTTGTGGTGGAGCTCCCAGCTCATTAGGAGTATAAGCAGTAAACCTCTCACCACCATACTTAACATCCATATCAGTCAAGTAACAGGTTGAAATCTTATTGAGGTAAGTATTTTCTTTAGCTTCATCAGCGCTACTCCGATAAAAATATTTTATATCCATAGTAGTTGGAATTGTTAGGGTTCTACCCTCTCCACCAGTTCCAGCTGCGTTTAGCCCTAGAGCAAGTGCCCCAGCGCCCTCTGCGACATTTCCAGTACCAAAAGATGAAGCATATGATGGGAGCATAGCAATCTTAAAAGCCTTAACTATTTCGTGAACCTGATTAGCTTCTTGTTCTGACTTTGGAAGGAATGCAAAAGAAAAAGTAAATTGTCTTCTCTCAATTCCTTTAAACATTAATTCCATTTTCTCAGTAACAATTTTTCCCGAATTGAGTTGAAACAATTCTTTAGCGCCGGGCCCAATTGTATCAATTATTCCGCCAGCTACAGTGCCTACAGCTCGACCAGCAACAGCACCAGCTACCTTACCCATTGAGTCTATCAGACTTCCTCCAGATGCAACCGAACCAATTGCATTTGCACCAGCTTCTGCCACGGCTCCAATTTCTTTATTTTCATAATTTGATTTATAAGTTGTTCCTACTTGTGGAGGCATATACAATGCAATTTGTGTCTCAACTGTTTTGGTTGATCCTCTAAGAGCAAAACTGCGTCTTTTAAATCCTGATCCCTCTTCAACTTTGCCCAATTTACCAGAAGTTAATTTGTGTATTTGAAACAATACAAAATGACCTTGTTCAAGACTGCCGGCCTCATGAGGATAAGACAATAACTTTGTAGACCCTAACTTTCGTTCAGAATCACCTTTTCGAACAGCTCCTCCATTAGGATTTGATTTAGCATCATCGAATTTCTTCGCCGCTGGAGTGCCCACAAAGTTAGTTCTAGCCATATTTAGCTCCCATAAATAGTCTTGCAAAGTCTTACAAAGGTATTTATAAGTTATGGCGTACAAAGGTAAATATACACCAAAGAATCCTGCAAAATATAGAGGTAATCCAAGTAGTATTATATATCGTTCTTTGTGGGAAAGAAAGTTTATGGTATATTGTGATGATAGCAAATCCATAATCGAATGGGGTAGTGAAGAAATTATTATCCCCTATGTTTCGCCATGGGACGGGAAGGTGCATCGTTATTTCCCAGATTTCTATATCAAGGTTAAACAGAACCATGGCAATATTAAGAAATATATTATAGAAGTTAAGCCCAAGAAACAGTGTAGGCCGCCTGACAGTAAGCCCGCAAGAAAAACTAGGAGATGGTTCTCTGAGGTTAAAACATGGGGAGTCAACGAAGCTAAATGGAAATCTGCAAACTCTTGGTGTTTCGATAATGGAATGGAATTTAAGATATTGACAGAAGATGATTTAGGCATTCGTTACAAATAATTTACAAATCCAATACTAATAATGGAGATGTTGATCTTGATTGACAAATTGTTAATTGTGTATCGTGATCTATATCCATGTCACTTAATAAGTCACGATGATCTACTGTTCCTTCTAAGTAAGTAACGAGACATTTACTACACATCCCCACTTTGCACGAAGAAGGATGACCTATCTTATTTTCATATAGTACATCTAATATGCTTTTATCTTTGGGTACGAGAAACGTATCTCCTGTACTTGCTATTTTTATATTAAATTCTATGTCTTGCATACCTCTATTTATTAGACAAATCTAATTTTTAGCCATTCAATGTTTTTATCAATCACATTCTAATAATGAATACCCAAATTGATTTGGGAATTCGTTATAAATAAAGGTATGGCAAATAGCGATTATATACAAGGCGTAATAGACGCCGCAAAAGGTAAACCTTATTCAACTGATTGGTATCGGGATAAGATTGAAGAATTTGGTAAGCCAGGAAAATTAGACCTAATTAGAGATGGTAAGCAGAATGGTAACCCATTTGCTGGAACATTGAATATGTTTGTTTATGGCCCAAAACACAAAAAGAAATTACCATATTACGATACTTTTCCTTTGGTTTTACCAATAGAAAAATATAATGATGGATTTCTAGGGATAAACTTTCACTACTTACCTATCCCACTAAGAATGAAGTTGTTAGATAAAATGCTTGACGCTGATCTAACAACTAGCTATAGTGCAATCAAGGGTATTCGTTTAGTAAAACCAACCCTTCATAGATATTTAGCAGGATATACTAAATCTCAGTTTCGTAAGATTGAGGAAGATGAACTTGTTATTGCAACGCTTCTTCCTGTTCATAGTTTTAAGAAATCTACAGCTAAAGCTGTTTGGTCAGATTCAAGGAAAATGATATAATGGCTGGTAACGAAAGCACAAGACAGACTAATATCGATACTATTTTTGGGCAAGTTGACCCTGTAGCTGTTAGAGTCCCTGCTGTTGAACAGGGGTTTGACGAAGAGGGCAAAAAGACACCGGCGAGAGGTGCTTTTAATGCTATTGATGCATTACGAAGCGAACTTGGTCAATTTGGAATAGCACATAAAAATAGATTTCAATTAAATATAAATCCACCTAGAAACATAACGCCGGGCGGATCAAGTACATTAAGAAGATTAATGATTCGTTGTAATGCTGTTACCTTGCCAGGAAGTCTTCTAGAGACACAATCAGATGCTAACATATACGGGCCTAATAGAGATGTTGTGAGTGGAATTTCATATGCAGATGATGTTACAGTAAGATTTAGTCTAGATGATAAATTTGATGTAAGGAAATACTTTACTGATTGGCAAAAGTTAACTTATGATGAAGATGATTGGAATATAAAATACTATAACGACTACAACGGTCAGCTTGATATATTTGTACTAAATAGAAATCATAAACCAACAGCAGCGTATAGGATATGGGAAGCATATCCAAAAACTGTTGGACCAGTTGAATTTGATATGACATCATCTGATGCTATTCAAGATTTTTCTGTTAACTTTGCATTTAGATTTTGGACTGATATTGGCGAACATGGGAGCAAAGCACCAAGACAAGAAACTAGTAGAGAAGCCTCTGAAGTCGAGCGGCTTGCCGAGTAACATAATCACGAAGATTAACTGAATTGAAATAGGAGATATAAAATGGCTTTGCCAAAACTTGAAACACCAACTTATAAAATGAAAGTTCCCTCTACTCAAGAGGAAATAAAATTCCGACCTTTTTTGGTCAAAGAAGAGAAAATTCTACTTCTAGCTCAGCAAGAAGAAGATGAAAGTGCAACACATCAAGGGGTTCTTGATCTAGTAAATGCTTGTACCTTTGGAAGTCTTGGTAATAAGAATGATCCAATGTTTGATATTGAATTTGCCTTTCTAAAAATCAGGCAAAAATCAATTTCAGAAACAGTTGAAGTAAAAATGTTATGTCCAGATGATGGAGTAACGTATGTTGATGTGAGTGTCGATCTTGAAGATGTTGCAGTAACTATGGATGATAAACATAGCAAAACTTGCAAGCTAGGTAAAGATGCTAACGGTAATGAAGTTTCTATGGAATTAGATTATCCAAATGTTAGTGCAACGTTAGAAGCTGCTGGTAAAAACTCTGTAGATAGTATTTTTATTATCATTAAGAATTGCATATCTTCAATTCAATTTGGGGATGATATCTACAATAAAGTTGACATTACTACAGCAGAAATTGAAGAATTTATAGATAGTTTAACACAAGATCAATTTGCAAATCTACAGGATTTCTTTGAAACAATGCCAAAACTTACTCATGATGTAGAAGTTACAAATCCTAAAACAGGAGTAACATCAACAATTCATATGGAGGGGCTGAACGATTTTTTAAGCTAACTCTTTCTCACAATACTTTATCGTCATACTTTAAGATTAATTTTGGATTGATACAACACCACAAATATAGTCTTACAGAAATAGAAAGTATGATACCTTGGGAAAGAGATATATATGTTGGATTATTAATGCAGTGGTTAGAGGATGAAAAGGAGCGACAGAAATCGCAAGATAGACAATAGGAGACTATAATGGCTCAAAAAAAATTACAAGAAGAGAGTCAATATAATGAGTACGATTTAGATGGAGATGGTATAGTGAGTGATGACGAATTAGAGATAGTTCAGAAAATACACGAAGCAGAAAATGCTGATCAGAAAGCTGACGCTCAACGGCGTATGGCTTGGATATCTATGGTAGCGATGATTCTATTTACTGTTGTCGTTATGATTCCCGGCTTTATTCCCGAAACTAGATTGAAACTCCTAGGCGACCTATCTGCTCTGTTCTACATTGGCATGGCCGGTGTTGTGGGCGCATACATGGGTATGACCGCTTATATGAGTAGGAAATAAACTATGGCATTATCACCAGAAGAACTAAAATCAATTAAAGAACAAAGAGAAGCAACAAGAGAGTTCGCAGCTGCTGCAAAATCATTGCAAAAAGTTGCTCAAATGTCTCAGGAAAATTCTTTGCGTGAGACACTTGGATTAACCAAAGAATCAGCTATTGCTTCTATTCAAGATAAACTTTTAGGTAATGGTATAAAGAGAGATATATTCAATTTTATACAAGATAAGAGGAAAGCAAAAGCTCTTAAAAAATCAGCTACGGCCGATGGCAGAATTTCAGAACAAGAATATAATAATGCAATAAAAAGAAAACAGCAACTTGAAAAAGAGCAAGCAACGGCAGCTGCTGAGAAAAAAACATCTGATGCAAGACATGCAGCCCTACGAGCAACACTTGGAGATGAAGAAGCAAATATACTTATTGAACAAGAACTACTACGTGATAAGGATAAAATAATATCAAGAGATATGGTTCTTGCTGAACAAGAAAATGAAGCACAGAGTTTAGAGGCGGACACAAGGTTAAAGGACGCTGCCGCCGCTAAAGAAAAAGCAGATTTTGAAGCAAAACAAATCGCAACTCTATCTGAAGCAGCAAATAGTATAACTGAATCTTTCTCTCTTTTGATTGAGGGGATAGAAGAGATCGTCACCCGCCCTATGGCGGCTGCTTCTTCTGATGGTGACTTGGTTGCTGGTCTTGAACTCGTTGCTGAACAATTAGAGAACTCTGGAAGTCTTGGAGGAGGAGGTGCAGTCAGCGCAGCCGGCGGTGGTGAAACCGCTGCAGAACGAGATGCAGCTGCTGCAGAACAAGAAAACTGGAAAAGCAAACAACTTGATTTGTTAAGTCAGATTGCAATGAGTGTAACTAAAACCGGCGGTGGTGGTAGTGGCGATGGTGGTAGCGGTGATGGTGGTGGCGGGATGCTTGCAAAACTTGGTGCTGGATTAGGCGCACTTGGTAAAGGCATTGGTGTACTTCTAAAATTCGCTGGAAAAGGATTAATGATATTTCTAAAAATGTTTGCAAAAGGAATAATGTCATTTGCAAACCCATTAGTCATTGGTGGTTTAGCTGTATTCACTCTTGGAATGATTGGTTTGGGTGCAGCACTAAGACTTGCAGCGCCTGCATTTGAAGCAATTGCTCCTGTCTTGATTAAGGTTGCTGATGTTATTGGCAACGTCTTCATGACTGCTATTAAAGAAATACCAGCTATATTAAATGAAATAGGTGGTATTATTAAAATAATTGGTGCTGTAGTTATAGGGATAATTGACAGTATTGCTGGTGGTATTGAAAAAATTGGACAGGGCGTAGGATTTATACTGGATAAGGTAGCAAAGGTTATAGATACAATCGGTAATAAGATTATTGGTATAATTAATTCGATTGGTGCTAGTATACAGGGAATTATTACATCTGTAGCAGAGGGTATTGCAACAGTTGTTGAATCCTTCAAGGGCCCAAGTCTTGAGGAGAAAACTGCTTCGATTGAAAGATTGAGTAAGATTGATCCTGCTTTGATGATGGCGACAGCCGGTGGCATTGAAGCAATTGGTGAAGCACTGGATAGCATCGGCGGTGGTGTTAAGATACCATTCCTTAGTGCAGAAAGTCCAATTGCTGGTCTTATTGAACTTGCCAAAAACTCTAAAGGTATTACAGATGCATCCAATGCTGTAAACGCATTTGTTGAGAATGCAGGACTATTTAAAGACGGGTTTGAGATGGATGACTCTATTATTTCAAATATTGAGAAGATAGTTAAAACACTGAGTACTGGTAATCCACAAGCACTTGGAGCATTATCTGATGTTATAAAAAGTATAAACACTATTGATGCAACAAAAGTTGGTCTTCTGAGTCAGATAACACTACCACAGATTACACCACCAACTGCTGATGAATATGAGAGAATATTCAAAACAATGCAAGAAACTCAACCTAATTTAATTCAGTCGATTAGTAGTATGTTCAGTAATGCATTTAAAAGAGGAAAGGTGGGTGCGGCAGAATCTAAACTTGATGCAATATCCGGCGCTGCAGATGATGTTACTGGTGGGAAAGATGCTGTTACTGCTGCGGCACCTTCTTCAAAAAGTAGTGGTAAGAGAAGCCTTGCTTCAAGCGAACGAAGGTCTTTGTTATTTAAAGCAAAAAGAGCAGCTAGAGATAAATACGGGCCAGGAAGTTTTGTTAGTAAGGGCACCGGCAGTAACTTAGTCTTTATACCAGCATCTAGTCATCCATACGTACTAGAAGGAAAAGGTGATCCAGCAAACGACTCTATTAGAGCAAGTAGAGACAGCGCACGCCAATCTATGCGGGCGTCAAATATTGCTGCAAGTGGAGGGAATCAATCTAGTGGTCAGACAAACGTAAATGCACCTATGACAAATAATAGTAGGACTATTACTACTACCACTAACAATCATAGCACGCCACACTCACCGTCTGTTCAAAGTCGTACCGCCCAAGAGTTCGTTGGCTTTTCAAGAGGTGGGGGAAACCCCGCTGATTTTTAGTCAATAGCAAAACCCCTCACCGATTTCTCAGTGAGGGGCTTCTATATAGTGACTCTTTTAGTTCGTGTCTACCACTGCAACTAGGAAATGTTCACCTTACCCATCTTCAGCCAACTTCTCAAAATATGACATAGCGTCATCTTCATCACCATTATCTGCTGTTGCCGTCACCGTTGGTGCGGGAGCCTCTTTCGTATTAACCGTAAGAGTAGCAGTGGGTTCATCTTCCATCAGCGTCTGCACTGTAGTGTTTGCAGCAACCGTACCAGAGAGAACCATATCCATACGAGTCTTTAACTCCTCGTAGGATTTGAAGTTGGATGAAGCAGTAAACTCTGTTAGAGGATACTGTTTCTTATAGATGCCCTCTAGAACATCATCATCTTCAGACAGTGGCGACACTGCTTCAAATTCTGACTTATCATAGTTCCAGTAACCATCTACCTTACGAAGCTTCAACTTGAAGTTCGCACCGCCCCAAAAATCGAACGGATTGATTGGTGTTTCGTCCTCAAATGCAGGCTGCATTGATTCCATCACCTTGTCAAAAATCTTCTTACCAAAACGATAGAGGAAGATTTTACCTTCATTCGAAGGATTAGCAGAATCACTCACAACATAAATGTTTGCAAAATATTGCAGTTTACGTTTCTGTTTACGAGCAATCTCTTTGTCAGATTCAACACCTGAGTTCCAGAGAGAAGAATTATACTCTGACACAGGATCATTGTTGCCGAGAGTGGTAAGAGAGTTTTCAATATACCACTGGCCAGTTGGTCCTTGGAACGCATGGTTCCAGACCTTAGCCCAAGGAAGGTCTTCACCTTCACATGCAGGCAGAAAACGAATTACAGCATATCCGTTACCAGACTTATCCATAACAGGTTTCCAGAGTCGATCATCGACGTAGGATTTCTTCTCCTGTGGTGCAGATTCTGCTTGGGCAGCGCCCAATAGTGAATCAAGACTATTTTGTTTTTTTAGTGCAGCAAATGACATTCTTATGTCTCCTTATGTTTGCGTATGTTATCGTATGTTGATTTTATAATAGTAACATAACAAGAGGGCTTTGTCAACCCCCTTTGTTATTTATTTTTCCAATGGAAGTCCACTGATGTGAGTACCCCCTTTGAATCCATCCTTATCGTATCCATGTGGAAATTTATCCTCTCTGGGCATATTAGATTGTTTCTGTGCCACAAGTAAATCTTCATAAGATTTAGATTTATAATAGTCACCCTTACCCGCAATTTTCCACGTATCAGCAGTTCGCCCGTGGGCCTCTACTTGTGACTTTTTAAGTCCTTTATTCTTACCACTTTTCAGTGAGAGTTCTGGTCTTACTGGCATAATTTTCTCCTTACTTAATTTTTAGTTTTTCACAAAGTTCTTCTTTTGTAATCATATTTATATTACTATCCCAACGACACAGACGGTCTATATTGATTTGACTATCTGTCCAATAAAAAATTTTGTCAGGATACATTTCGAAAACTTCTTTAATTTGATTTAACCAGTTTATAGGGTTAAACCCCTTAGCTTCTTTTGGTAAATAATTCTTTGTACCTTTATACATATTATTTAGCGGCTTGTCATATGAAGATAAATCAAAGCCTAAAATATATATCTCTTCTGCATCAGATTGACACGCTAAAGATAGAGCAGTGTTTCCAGTTGCCCACCCCTCATGACCTTCAACTGAGCTAACCTGATCTCTAAATTCATTTACATATGTAATCCAAATTCCAACATCCTTTTCCATTTTGATTTTTACATCTTTAGCGTCTAAATTGGGAAATTGTTTTATAGTAGATTCTATCTTTTCTGATAATGAGGCTGGGTCTTTTCCCCCTATGACACATTGATTTGTTCTGATCAGGTTGCGATGAATGTAAGATTCTGGTATGTCAAAGCCCATTAACATACCGTCAGCGACCTCAGCAGGAACTACATTCCAGTTTGCAAAAAACGCATTATGTGTGTTACCATATTCGGTATCTTCATCACACCAACCAGATTCATATATTTCTTGCTGCATTGCATAGTCCATTGCAACTAGATTATGTACACAATGAGGGCCATAACGATATATTGCATTACATCCCCATGTAGTAACTTCATCATCCCTTACCGTAGGAGTCTGTGTAGGATGGTCTGAACACTTTGGTATAAACCACGACCTAGATTCACCGTTTCCTATAACAAGAGCCTTTTTCACTTGCTCATCCTACGGTCAATCTTACCAGATGCACCATCGGTGTTTACCGTGTAACTTACAGACGCATTATCCAACCACCGTTCATTCTTCACAAAGTCAAGCTTATATGCGTCACGCTCTGACAGGTTTGCAAGTACGTTAAACGCAAGACTGATCCTTGATTCATTAGTGGTGTTTTGACCAAACCCATGAAACAGATATGAGTTAAACATAATCAATGATCCCTCAGTACATGGCATACCAATCTTGTTAGTAAAGTTTGCATTTGCTTTACTGTAGTGTTTTCTCAATGAGAAAAATGGATCATTATTTGTTGGCATCTTTTCAAATACCAAAGGTGGATGTTCTGGTAGTGACTTGACATAATACACACCACTGATAATAGAGTTACCATGATTGTGCATACTCTGAGAACTGCCTGGGTCTGCACTATTTAACCAGCTCTCATGAATCCAAAAATCACGATGATCTAGAGTCATTACATTGTCCAGATAGTCCTTAGTACACTCATAGAACCAATCTTTAAGATCAGAAAGACCTTCATGGTCAATAATGTTTGGAGCATCCTTGAACTGTGTTGTATCGGGATTTGCAACTGCTTGTTGATTAAATTCAAACTCATCCATAGAAGGGACTTCTGGTGGATTAGGATTTTGGTATATCTTCAATACACCAGCTGGGAAAATAGGAATTTCAGTCATTTAATATATCTCCAATTAATGGCAAAATCTTTGCAATCTGCACTGCACATTCCTTTGCCACTTCCATATGTTCTTGTTGTGTGCCATTCGCTGATCTTAATTCTATATAGTGAACCCAACTGCGAAGGGTTCCATTCATATATAAACGTGATACAGTATTACCTTCTGGTAGTACTACACGGGCCTGTTCTTTTGCAATACCATTTTTAATGGCCCATTCATATGTTTCTTTTGCAGTATTAATAAGAACTTCCTGTTTCATCTTCCAATGAAAATGTAACTCACTCTCACTATCTAACTCAACACTGTTTTGACGATTTTTATCATCTTGTAGTCGAGCATCTCTAGTAACAAAATCTAAGTCTTTTGTAGGATCAGCATATCGTTGACTAAACTCTTGAAACGAGAAAGATCGATGACGTAGTATCTGCCTGGCAATATCTCTTGTTGTTTCAATTTCTAAACATGCACTAACCATCTCTAGTGGCGACCAGTGTTTATGCTTAATGAGATACTTGATTAGTTTTTCAGAGGTATCTTTATTATTTTGATTATCAGGATTGGATACACGGGCGCAATAAGCTATCAAGTCTTGGCAGTTGTTCAGTCCCTTGCCAAACTGCAACCCTGTATCTGGTACTGAATTTGAAATTAAATTTACTTGCATTATCTACTCTTCTAAAAATGGTGCCGGTGGTAAGAATCGAACTCACAACCTATTGCTTACAAAGCAATTGCTCTACCGTTGAGCTACACCGGCACACATTAACTATCGCCGATTACTATTCGGACGATATCCTTTAGGCCAACTAGGTTGGCGAGAGGCGAGTTTAGTAACTCGTTCCCTCAACTCCTCATTGGCTTTCGCCAACTCAGCGTTTTGAAAACCAAATACCTTAATTTGATTTTCAAGTTCCGTCACCTTAGAGGCGAAGAAACCTTCTTCACGGATGGCGGGGTCACCATCCAGATGCACTGTAAATTCCATTAGAAATCTCCATTGCTAGGGTTGCTGCCGTCAATCCCGACAGTTGAACATAAACTATATTACTATAGTTCAACGAATTTGTCAAGTACCTTATAGAGGTAATTGAGCACATTTTGGCAAATAATTCAAATCTCTCGCATTAGCTTCAATCTTCTCTTTGAGAGATTTTGAAATTAGAGGCCTTAAAGAATCAGGTTCAAGACCTTCTGCCTCACAGTACCATAACACGGCATCCATATGAGTTATCGCTTTCTCAAGAGCAATTTCTTCAATTTTGAGTGAAAAGGTTTTTGAGGTATTCAGTGGCATTATAATATTCCATAACAATTAAAATTGGAGCGGGTGGAAGGTACTGCCCCTTCTTCTACAATTTGGTAAACTGTTGTAATACTTTTTATACTACACCCGCAAGTTGGGGAGTTAACCGTGACTCCCCACGGATGTATTACGGCATCACCCGTTAGACATTACGCTGTACGTAGTGCCTGATAGCCAGCAGCAACAACTGATCGTTTAGGTGTACCGATACGATACTTCATATACGTCTGACCGTCAAAAGACGATACACGCTTGTTCAAATAGATCGCAAGACCTGACAGGCGTAGCTTACTGATAACAGCACGAACATTCTTAACACCATAACGTGATGTAATCTGTTTAGCGGTTAGTTCTGCACCATTAACAAGTGCTTTTTCGACCTTATCGGTCTGGGTAGTGGTAGTAGTCATTTAAATGTTTTCCTTAACATTGCAAATAGGCTGAAAGTATTCCAACCTTTAAAATGGTAGTTTTTAGTCCTATAAAGAGAACTACCAAACTCATTAAGTGTCGATATAGCAATAGGTTGCCGTCACTTAAATTCGTATTATAACAAAGTATAACATAGTAATATCTATTTGTCAACACCTTTTTTCAATATTATTACTCAACACGGAGAGTTCCACCCATTGGTATAATATTTCTAGGTTTCTTAGAAAAGTTTTTATGAATGTAGCAAGAAGTGGTTTCAGTATCTACATGTATTGGCTTGAAGCCATGAAAGTGAATTGGCAGTAAATCTGATTTATCCAAGAGCTCTTTTGCCCGTGGATTGTTATCACAATTATCTAGTATAATCATGCCGCCATCTGCAAGACTTTTTAAAGAGGGTAATACGCACTTGGTACGGAAATGACCATCAATAATAATCACATCAAAATTCATTTTGTACTTATAGATAGATTTTGTGTACAAGCTCTGATCTTCCTCAACACAAATTTTGTGTTTATTGTCAGGATTTACTTTGTCTGCCCACTCTTTATTCTTTTCAACACCATACATATTACACTTCATGTTATCCCACCAAACGGTGCTATAGCCACAACCAAACTCAAAAACATTAGAATTTTCCCAGTTCATACTGCGAAGATATTCATAGCATGGATATGTATACAGTGGCATAATTTCTTGATAACCACTTACGGGAACATTGTTTCTTGAGGATTCTAAAAATCCATAATCATTTCTAAGCTTATGCATCAAATATGTTAAATGTAATTCTTCTATTGGCAGTTCAACATCTGCGATAATAACTTGTCTCTCGTACATAACCAATCCTCATTATAATAAAGTGGTGGGTATTCTGTTGCAAGGAACCCACCGAACCCCGAAAGATTACGCAGCTAGTGCGTAATCCCCATATGCAATATTATCGTTTGCATTTACTAATTTGACCAATAACGCAGTCATCCGACAATTCTCCACTCATCCGTCCCTGCCTGTCGATCCTGTTTCGCCCCCATCAAAAAAAGACTAGGTATATTAAACCCGCTAGTAGGGTAATGTCAGCACATATACTCCAAACGATATATGCTTTAAACATCCACTTACTAACCTCTCGTACTAAGGGGGTCTTCATCAGAATCCCCTATCATTACTTTTGGCATACTAGTCTCCTTTTGGTGGAGGCGTTGGGTACTGCCCCCAAGTCCAGTTCAGTTCTCAATTCGTATCATCAAATTGTACTCTATTTATACCATGTGAGGAATCATTTGTCAAGACCCAAATGGAATAAAACTTTGAATAGAATATCTATATCTTTCATCAAATTCAGCATATGTTCCATGAAAATTTTTTCCCTCATAAATTATCAAGGTGTTAAATGTGCTTGGTGCAATATGATATAATTCCCAATCTTCATCTCCCTCAAAATTTTGCCAAGGAACAATAATACTTTTTTTAAGCTTGCTCATAACTATTCCACCAACTTTACTTTTTGGTAAGATTAAATTATCATTATTATAATGCCCTTTGTATCTGTAAAATGCTGTGCCTCCAACATAGTCACACAGCCATATATTACAAACTATTTTAAGATTGTCAACATGGGGCATCCATGAATTTTTCCAGACTTGCATATTCTTTGATAATATCAAAGAAGTGCTTAATGATTTAGTCACATCAACGTTTACTCCTAATTGAGGAAAAAGGGATTGATATTTTTTTAATATAGGAACTAAATCCATAGGAGTAAAATTCTGTCGTGCGCCAGGAGTATATACATGACCATCCAATGCTGGCCATTCTCTTAAAATTGATATTGTGTCTAAGGGATTTTTCAGAAAATCATCAATAGAATAATACTTTAAGTCACCAATTTCATTTTTTGTAATTTTTAAATTATCATTTGGCTCTAAAGTTTTGTATAGTTTATCACGATTTATAAAATTAAAATTCAAATAGTAATTCCCTTAGTAGGTTTATTTAATTCTTTGCTAAATACACCACCGGCAAGAACCCATCCTAGAAAATTATTTTCTTTACCACTAACTCCAAGTACTACAGATTCAACTCCATTAAAATCTGCATATTGAATTAATGAGTGAGTAACCATAAACAATAGCGGCGTTGGAAACCTTACGCACATTCCCGATAGATGAAAATCACGTAGCTGACCCAATACTTCTTCTTCTGATACTGTATCTGCTGCGACAATTCGTAGAATTGTCTCCTCATCTTTGCAAATATTAGCAATTAATATAGGTGTGCCAAGATTCCACACTGTAGGTTTTGAGTATGACTTATTAGTGCTATCTGCTAAAGCTGCTGTGGACACCAGCACTATAAGAAACACCCAACTCAGCACGATAGCTGTACGTAGATATTTCATTTTTTATTCTCCTAATTATCGCCGCCAATCGGGTTGACGATTTTTATCAGCGGCATTCCATTCCTTTATGGCCTCTGTGAGAAGAGGTAGATATTCATATTTCTCTTTTATAAATTCTTGAACCGTTCCGTCTTCTGTAACAACAAGAATAACTACTTGATCAATGATAATTCCTGTCCTCTCTCCGAACATTTCTGCATATGCTGAACCTTGAATATAATAGTTCTCATTATATTTTTCATTTCTCTCTCTTGTTGAGGTCTTAAAGTCGATAATTGACAACTTACCTTTGTAATTTGCAATACAATCAACTCTACCAGCAACTTTATATTTATCACTATACAGACCACATTCTTGGGCATATATGTTATTTATATTACAAAGTACCTTTTCTTTGAGTTGATTAAACAAACAAAATGGAAGAAAATTATTCTCATGTTCTTTCCACTTTTTTGGCCAGTTAATATGTACGTTATTAAGATAGTCCTCACACATATGATGAACCTTAGTACCACGGGCAGATGCAGTTCTTGCTATATGATTTGCAACATCATTACCAACACGCTTACGCCACTCAAACAGTCCTTTCTTGTTACGGACTGATAGAACAGTTGTTATAGATGGATACTTATTACCTTCTGGTGTTTCATATAAACGAATACCATCATTATTCGTTGCTTTAATATCCGGCAATGTAAAAGAATCATTATGATCAAATTTTGTCATCGTAATTTCCATTGTAGACCTTTACTTACGTTCATCTAATATAGATTTGCATGGAATACGTTTAATTTTAGATAAAGTACCATCACTACTAAGCTGTTTGAACCAAACAGTATTTAAAGTTACAACAGGGTCTAAACCAAAAGGCCCCATAGCAACTGATCCATCTTCCAATGGATTTTTACCAACTTGATGGCATCCAATGTATTCATATCCCTGACCAGTGGACGGAACTTTCATTGTTGGCGCACATGCACCAAGAACTAACAATCCAGACAATATTATTATTTTACTTTTCATTTATATATTCCTCATTCTATCAACGAGCCTATCAGCTCTTTTTGTAACCTGTTTATACCAACTGGAATCAACCATCTCATCAGCAGCTGCATTCCAATCTTTCGCATCTACACCACGTTTCATTCCTTTGAACTTACTCAAACGAGGGCGCCCCATATTGAACATCATGTTCGCAATTATTTGTTGAGCTTCTTCCGGCAAAGTCTCAAAGTCTGAGTATAGGAGCTCGCAGTCCGACAGGACTCCTTGGAGATCAGATTCGAAGGCCTCAATGACTCTGGACTCACTGACGGGAGTGCCGTCGCTGCAATCATATTCGACATCTGATTCCAAAACCAGATGGCCGATCCCAAAAGTAGGATAGCCAAGATGATCTTTGTATACTTCATATTTTACTCCCTCATCAATCTCTAATTGTTCTCTAAGTTTATCTACGTTCATTTCATTCTCCTTTTGGTGCTGGGGTAAGACTATGTTCAGTAACAGGTATAATACTTTTTTCCCAATCTACTACTAAATTTCCAACAGCCATAATTCTTTCATGTTCACATTTCTGTTCTGGAACAGAATGATATAACCATGCTGGCCACAAAACAAGTTGACTACCCTTTGGTTTGACTTGCGTAAATCCGCCGCCTCCAGATGGATCATTACGATAGTATGCATCTGGAAAAACTAGTGGAGCACATTCCTCACAACCTCTAACACAATAGGTAAAACTCCAAGTGTGGGGCCAGTGTTGGTGTGATTTAGTTGTTTGTCCCTTAGTATATATTAATCCCCATGAATCTGCAACCTTATAGTCATATTGTCTAGGATCACCAGATTCATTTGTTGCATTTGCAAGAGGCACAGTCTTAGCAAGACTAATTACCAACTCACCTAATTTCTTAAACGATTCATATTCTTTGTCCATATCCCATCGTGTCATATGACACTTAGCAGCAGTCTTATGATTCAACCTATCACCAGATTCTCGAATATCATTTTCAAGTAGGTCATTAAAAGCATCAATTCTAGTTCCCTGTAAATCTTTAACCTTGACAGGAGACTTCTGTTTAAATTCTGGCCAACCCTCTTGGGTAGGCTTTATGTAAATATCACTCAACACCAATTCCCATCTTAATCTTGTTAATAAGATAGCTACGAACAAAACCAGACCTAACGATGTCACCAATGTTAAATTCTGTACAGTTGAACTCTTCCATTTCCTCTAGAATGCGTAGGAAATCATGAAGTCCATTTTTCTCATTTTGTCTTTGTAAATCTGATTGGCCAAAATCACCACAGAAGACAATTTTAGAATCTTGTCCTACCCTAGTGATAATCGTATCCAATTCATGGAAGTTTAAGTTCTGGCACTCATCAACAATAATGATACTGTTGTCAAATGTCAATCCCCGTAGAAATGAGGTTGAAAGAAAATATAGAGAACCTTGTCCCTTGAGTCGGTCATATAGATTATTGAATGCTTGATCACTGGGCATCTGAAACATGAAACGAACCATGTTCTGATATGGCACCTGATACAATGCAGCCTTATCTTCCTCATCACCTGGCAGAAATCCAATCTCTCTTGTAGGGATTAATGATCTAACTAGAATAACCTTTTCTGCTTTATTCTTTAAATCTAACACCTCTTGTAATGCAAGATATAAAGAAATAAATGTCTTACCAGTTCCAGCAGCACCAAATAGAAATTGGTTCTTACCTTTTTTCCAAGTATCAAAAATAATCTTTTGGTTGTCGGTAATAGGCTTTACATCAACAAGAGTCGAACTGCTGATTTCTTTTGTTTGTTTTTTAGAGGCCATTTATTTTCTCGCCTTATGTTTCTTGTAAATATTTTCTGCTTGTAGTCGTTTAGTACTTTTACGACTACCATATTTATCTGCCATAGGTGAATCTGGATGTTTAGATGCAATATTACCCATCATATCATTAAAGTTAGTATCCGTCTTAGGACCAACTCCCATTAGATGATCACCCGCAAGAGCTGGTGCCTTTCCATGATACACCCGTTCTAGGTTAGGGTTCTTCTTCATATATTCATCGTAATCCGCCAAGGGTATGTTATCATCATACTCAATGCCGCTTTCTATATTCATAAATGTGTATGTGGGCATTTAAAACTTAAACTCCAATTGCGTGCCTTCTTGTTTCTCATAGTAAGTTAGCTCGTCTTTCAAATTCTTTATTGTAATATATGCTGTATTCAGTCCCTTTTGCAACTCATATATTTCTTTTTTGAGAATATCTACAGCGGTCAAACTTTCTGGTGTATTTATCTCCCAACCAGACTCGCCCATATCCCACCTTGCAGCAGTCTTACCTTCTCTTTCTTCTCTAAGCTTGCGTAACATGTAATTGTAATGCCCTTCTCTCGTCATCTTGTGCCTCCAGAAAAAACTTTGGGGTTTCTCTACGTTTCCATTTTGCAAAACTAGACTTCTCTATTATATAGTATGTCTGATATGCCTTAACAGTATCACCAGTTTTACAATAGTCTGGCATACATTGTGGTGGATCAGTATAACCAACCATAGGAATAGTAACGGGGCATCTTGATAAGGGAACTAACAGTCGTTCCGTAGCATGGTGTTTGTCATAACGAAATGTGTATTCCTTCATGAGAGCAACCATATGGTCATACAACCACATATAGTTCTCAAAACTAGAACGAACCCAGATCGTGCTTGGATGGTTTTTATGTGCCATCTTGTACAATCCATTTTCATCGGCACACTTGTCACCATCAAGAACACGATGCGTTGTAGACAGCATCTGTGCGCTTTCCAGTATCATCTTGACCACATGCTTGTCACAACTCATTTGTGCAGCCTTCACTGGATCACGGTCTAGGTAAAATATATTCATTCTTCTTTCCTTGTATCATTCAATAGTAGTATTTTACCTCTTTTTTCATCAATTGTCAAGACCCTTTCTGTCTCAATCATATCAATAATTAAGGTAGTAATATCAACTTCTTTACCCAACACACTAATCTTCTTTTCCAATTTAATAAGAGTTTCTTTGTAGAAGTCTATCTCTTGTTGTTTGACAAGCCGTTGTTCTATAAGATCAGATAGTGATATTACATTTTCTTTCATATTATCGGTTGTCACCATCACCTTTGATTTTGTTACGTTCCATTCTAGACTTTAGTTTGTCCACATTGGCTTGTGCAACCTCTTCTAGTGTCACACCAAGGTCATCAGCAAGTGCTGAGATGTACCATAGCACATCACCTAGTTCCAATCCTACACCAACGAGAGTCTTACCATCTCTCATATGTTTCTTAACTTTTTCGGCGACCTCACCAGCCTCTCCACACAAACCTAATGTTGGATATGTAATTTTACACTCATCTGGATAGATTGCTGTTGATCGTGCAAATTCTTGATATTCGTCAAATGTCATTTTTTGTCCCACCTATAAAAGATATGATCACCAATTTCTGTTGTCTTTTGTTTAGTCTTTGCCCATGAGGGCGTAACATAATCAGCATGGTAGAACAACGCACCATCTGTTATATCTATAAACTTAATCTCATTACGCATGATTACAGTAGATAAGTCAATGGTCTTTTTGTAAGCTTCTTTATCTTTTGGAATATCATCTTTACCATCACAATACCAACTAAATTGGCATCTATTTTTTATTGGATAAAATGTACCATTATTTTTCCATGACTTTCTTGTGGGCCCTTGTTTAACAACCTCACATACTGTATTGGGGAATCGTTTATCGTTCACACGATTTATTACAACAGCAGTTACAGCAATTTTACCCGCTGTACCTTGATCTCTTGCTTCATGATACATGTTTAATGCAAGACACTCAATTGTTTTTGTGGATGTGAGAACAATTTTCTCAGGGATAGGAGCATCTGATACGTTAACTCCAATCATTAACATTGCAGCTATAAAATCATTCATAACCGTATTGCTCCATAAACATTTCTGTTAAAGGTGCTTGTAACTTGTAAGCTTCGACTTCCCAAGGTTGTCTCTCATATTTTGTGTCACTATAGTTACGGTATTTACCGTCCTTGCATTTCCACAATTGCTTATAACCACCCTTGAACTTGTCTTTCATGCGACCAGTAGCACCCTGCCACACATGAACCATTTCATGCACAATGGTTTCGATAAACTCCTTTTTACAGACAGTTCGTCCCAAACGTTTGTCAATTTGAATATTATATTCACGATCATCATCACCACGATAACAGAATCCTAAAGCCCCGTCTTCGAAGGTTTTACAAAACTCAAAATTAATATCCATGACACGGTGTCTAGGCATTAGCATATCCATGCACCACCAGACAATCTCTTCTGCCAGTTCACGTTCTTTTTTTATACCACCAGTAACTTCGATATTAAGCAATCACTTTTTCCTTTTCATTTCTCATCATAAGTATATTATCGCACATTCTGGTAGATTTGTCAAGGAAAAAGTGATCTTAAATATCGTTTGGCATCAATAAGTTAGTATTTTTTTTAGAAGTTTGCTTCGTGGCCAGGCAGAATTTCAGTCGGTTCTGGTTGCATATACGAATCAGTCCAGTTGAAAGCCTCCTTAACTACAGCATCAGATAGTCCCTTATACTTCCTATGAAGGGCTCCATCCTTTGCAGAACAGACAAGATCAGCCTCTTCAGCAGATAGTCCCTCTAGCAGTTGAACAAACATATTTTCACGCCGTAGGGGCGTTAGTTTAGGATTTCCCCCCTTGATGAAGTGAAACAGAAGCCGTGACTCATGAGCCAGATTTGTATGATCAGTTCCAGCTGGAGCATCATTTTTTTCATATGGAACGTCACCCTCTGGTAAATCCCATTCGATTGAAGGGTCAAATGATGCTTTCAAAATCATACGAAGAGGTTCCGTATTGTTCTCTCTTAAAATTCTGACTTTTTGTTCTTTGGTCTTTGCTTTGGCAACTTTCGCCAATACTTCTGAAATAAGCGGTGTCATATTAAAAATCTCCTATTGTTTCCATGAGATTCTTCAATCTCTTTTCTATAAAGTAATTTAGTAGTTTACTACGATCCCCTTCTGGGGCATCATGATAAGCTTGAACACACTCTATATGTAATTCTATAGGTGATTCTTTCAAGTCAATCAATTTCTTATTTCTTTGATAATTTCTTCGTACCTCATCATTAGGAAGTAATTGTTCACACAATGGGCCTGCCCACTGTTCAATCTTTTTCTTACCTAAAGGTTTTTGTCTAATACCGTCAACAAAAGTGTTGTCAACAGAAAGGACATTCGGCACTCCATCACTGGTATCACCTTTCAAAATATGTTCATACAGATATACATCTGGATCAATTCCACTCACAAATTTCTTAGTGATTGGACTATACTGTGTTACGTTCTTGTATTTATGTAGTTGAATAAAGTCCTTATCACCAGATAAGATTAAGGTCTTACCGTTGTCAAACTCTAATTCACCAGCAAGAGCAGCAATGATATCATCTGCCTCTGCACCATATACTTCAAGAACCTTATAAGGCATAAACTCAATGAGCTCATCTCTTATATTATTAAGACATTTAAAGATTGCATCCCAATCATGACCAGAGCCTTCTCTAGATTTCTTACGATTTGCTTTGTATTGTGGAAAAAAGTCTCGACGCCAATAGTGTTTGGAATCGTAACATATCACCAATTCACCATATTCATTAAGGAACCTCTCACGATACATACGAAGAGAGTTAAGTATCATATGGCGAACCATACTCTCATCTACCTTTGGTGCTTTTGTTAGATGCAAATGCATCATAACACTAGCAACCGAAATTTGGTTCATATCAACTAGAATCATTATTATCTTCTTTCATTTCAAGTGCAACACTCTTTCTAACAGTATTAAAGCTAACTGTAATTCGTTTATCAGTTTGGTTTTCAGTAGTATGATGATCAAGCCAACTAGGAAAAATTACTAATGATCCACTAGCAGGGTGCATATTTACAACTCTTCCTTCTGGAAATGTAAAGATAAGAGGAGCGCTTCCTTCATCTACATAAGGATAATACGCACCACTAACCACACTTCCTTCTCTATCGTCCCAAGATTCAACATGCCGATGCCTACTAACCTTATGTCCTTCACCTAAAATATTAAACCAACTAGATGATATAACTGAAGTTTGTAATTTATCATTCCCTCGAACATATCCATTGATACATTCTTGAATTTTTATCATCAAAGGTTTAAGCTCTTCTTTAAATAAAAATTCTCTATCAATCTCATAACTACTTAAACCAGAAACCAAATGATAATTTCCAGTTGTAGACTTATCAATAACCTCAATACAGTTATCATTAAATTTGTTTAGATTAAAATTTTCAATCATCATGTTTTCATGTGGGCGTTAAAGCTCATACTTCTTCTCTCACCTTCGCTATAAAAGGGGTATACAAAATGTTTTAAGTAAGATGGAAACACCAGTATCGTACCAACCTCTGGTTTAAATTTTATTGTATCACTTCTCATATCAGAGTTTTCACCATACATGAACTCAATGAGCCCATTAGTAGGATAGTGGTCTGTGAACTCTTTGTCAAGTTCCTTTTGCATGTTGGAGGGAATTTTTAGATACACTACAGCAGAAAAATCTCCAGTATGGTGATGATAGGGATTATACTCTCCAGCATATTGACTAACAATCCAACTATGCGTTAGATGTATATTATCTAATGTTGGTTTGCTTTCACGCCCTGCAATTTTGTACCAACCATATGCTCTATTCTTAGAAATAATAAAATTAAGATAGTCTACACAAGCTTGTCTCATAGTTGTAAATAGTAAATCTCTATCGTCAGCATCGTCAATTGGAATTTGGATTTCCTTACTGACTTTACCAACGAGTTTATGTGACCAATCCCACTTAGCACTTTTCTTATCACTCGACAGAACGTCATCACCAGATGCGTTAACAATATCTATGAACCTTTGAGAAACCTTAGACTCCATAATTGTAGGACTAAAGACTTCTAGAAATTTAGGCCGGTGTTTTTGGGTCTTTTTCTTCATCATCTAATCCCTCAATTATTTTATTCATCACAGCATCATTCAGACCTCTATAATGATCATCTTCATCTTCTTTCTCATTAGGGAGTTTTGTTTTTGTAAATGCTGACATCACCTTTGCCATCGGATGCCCATATCCAACTTCTCTATATAAACAAGCTCTAACTGATTCAATAATGAACCCCATGTCACGCAAAAAATCATCTGCATCAACTTCAAACGCATTTTCCCGTATAGTATGTATCATCTGAACCATTAAAGCTTCAGTAAGATTATCACAAAACACAAGATTTTCTTGCATTTCAAGGACATCAAGCTCTGGAATAACAACCTCTTTTTTAGATTTTATTTTCCAAGGGCCCTTAACTACGTTTCCGACTTTTTCTTCTTGGTTTTTCATCTTTTTCCTCGATTCCGTTATCAGAATTGTACATTTCTTTAGTGTAAACAGCACCTAATATTGGATACCATACACCAACATCAAATTTTGGTTCACCTTTATTAGGTCCATACCAATGATAAGATTGAGCAACACATCTACGAGTAACCTTCTTTTCTTGATATTCTCCGTAGAAACAATCGCAGTAGTCACCATCTCGTAGGTAACGTTTTAGATTTCTAACATAACCTTCATGAGAGCATTGCTTTGCATATGAACCCTTGACCCCAGCCTTGTTTGCCCTACGTTCTGAACTGGCTAGTTCCATCTGTGTCTTAATCCAGACCTTAACCCTCTTAGGATGTATTGGATAATCATCTGGCAAATTACGTAAACTTTCATGAATACCAGATTGACCATAATCTGGATTATTTTCAGCCCTTGCTTGTCTTGCCTTTTCAAGACGTTCTGATGCTGCAGCTTTCTGCTCATCTGTCATAGGTTTGCGTTTCTTACGAACCTTCTTCTTTTTAGAAGGATCAGTCCAACCCTTATTATCCGTCTTGGATTTAATATTTGCCATCGTTCTATTTATCCCTGTTTTAACCAATAACCAACTAAACCATTCAAAAGAATGGCACCACCAACAGCGTTGACAATAATCAACGATCTATCATTCCACATAATAGCAACAACTAACCAACCAAGTATGCCCACACATTGAACAATAATGTTGTAGGGATAGAGATTGTTTGCAGCTAAAACCATACCAATAATTAAGACAATTGAACTAACCCATTTAATATACCAATCAGTGGTATGCAGCGGTGTTGCTGTTTTAGTGGGAATTTCGTGTGTCTTCAATTCAATCTCGGCAGTCCTAGTTTTAGACTTATCAACTATCTCAGTAACCTTGTTCATCAAACCTTTTCTCCAAAGTTTTCTTTTGCCTACTTTTACCAGCAGCCTTTGCTAACCGTTTCTTTTCACCCTTTGTTTTGTGATACTCACGTTCACGCAACTCCGTATAGAAACCTTCTCTTTGTAACTTTTTCTTTAGGATACGCAGCGCTCCATCAATGTTATTGTTACGAACTTCGACTTTCATTTAACTTCTCCTCATTGTTGCAACTTCTATTGCTTGTTCTTGGTTGCGAATAGGTACTGCATTAGATTTATGCATCTGGGCAATCCCTATAATTTCAGTTCCCGTATAAACCATCTCTTCTTTCTTTGCCATAGAAGAGTCATATACGATCTTTGGTTTGGTGCTCTCGACAGGACTCGAACCTGTGACCCACGGTTTAGAAGACCGTTGCTCTAATCCAGCTGAGCTACGAGAGCCAATTCCCATCTTCTTCAAAAACTTTTTATGATCACGCTCGGCAGCAAGTAGACTTTGAGTCTTCTTGCGTACCTTACGTTTCTTAGTGTTCGTTGTAGAGTAGAACACCGGCAATAAATGCATACCACTCATTAGTACATCATCACATATAAAACTTTATTAACAATACCAATTGTGGCAATCACCACTAACACTGTAATCATTTCACTATTCTCCATTCTTTATTAGTGTAACACACTGTAACTTCTTTGTCAAGGGTTGTTTTAGTTTCTTTACAATCACCCTCTTCATAATAATTATCCCACTGAAAATTATCACGCATTTCTTCAAGACGTTTCATGTTTTCAACTGGGCGCTCTACGAACAGGTACTTATTGATTTCCTGTTTGCATTCAATTACCTTACATGCAATAGGGCCAATAATACCTGTTAATAGAGACAAGGGTTCAAACGCCTGGGCTGGTTTTGCGACTAGACTGAGACAAACTACGCAACTCACGCTTAAGGCGATCATCATCTGCCTTATTCTGCTTACTTGCATTCTCATCTAACTCCTTCCAAGCTTTGGTTGCCCGCAACTTATTAAACAGCATTTCATCCTTACGCAAACGATTCGTTAGAATCTTTCTTGCTTCTGCATCTGAATATTCCAACAAGACAAATGCACGATACTGAACACCATTAGGAACAATTTCTAGCTTTGATACTTTGTAACCAGAAACATCTGTATCAGCAGTAATATTCTTTACTGCACGTTCAAACTCTGAAATTACAGACGAATCAAGATCACCAGAACCAACTTTCGCCTTGAACTGTTTTGCCTGACTACGCAATCGTGAATTGATACGATCAGCAAGAATTACCTTTGCATTTAGTACAGCAGCATCAATTGAAAACTGCATGTCTGGTGTTACAGACGTTCCACTAGAATAAATGTTACGATCATCCTCTGGTTGTAGCTTGAACCAATCTGGAATATTGCCGATCTGTTCCTTAACACGATCACGCTTATATTCATAAGTAACGTTAGTAGTAACATCAGTTCCTGGCAACGCTGCGTCCTGTGTTGTTTTGCACGCTGATAGTGCAAGCAAGCTTGCAACACTAACTAAAGCCAATTTACTTTTCTGCATTTGTAGTCTCCTCAATATTAACATCTGTCATCAATCCTTCACCCATAGTTACGATGTCTGCACCAATACCCATAACAGTATTACCACAACCACCAAGAGCTAAAGTCATACTCATTAGGCCGAATACAAAAGCCGTTGTTGTAAATAATTTCATAATTATTCCTTACTTTACTTCCATTAGAGTCTTAACTGTTGCATCACGAACGCCCGACTCGATAAAAGCGTCCTTAATGTATGGTATTATATCAGGGTAAAACATAGTTAAAGTTATCCCGATTGCCATTCCAATAATAATTTTCATTTGCAGATTTCCTTCCATGCTGCTCGCATTACACCATCAATCCATACGTTCATGTAAATCCTACGACAAGATTGTTGTCTAGGGCGATCAACTTGAAAAACACGATTTAAAAATCCACCAGAATTTTGTTGCGTAGAACCATTCTGATTAATCAGTGGATCACCAAGTTTTACTATTTGTACTGGTTTAACTGGCACAGCTGGCGGCGCTGGCGGTTCATCTGCTTTTGGTTTTTCACCAATAGTTACATTACAGTTTTGTTCTGTATTTTTCTTTAGAATTTCTGGAACTGTGGTGCGTAGAATATTCTCTTTCGCACTCGTTTCTGCATTTTTACATGCTGCATTTTCTGCCATGTTAGGCCCGAAAATATAACTACCAGACGTTGGATACCATTTGTCCTTAATTTGGACATCAAGTTTTACAACACATTTACGAGTGTCATCAACGTGAGTATAAGTTGTCTTATCGTAATTTCTAGATTTAGATATAACACCATCAAACGAGGCACTTATCCCTGTAGAGTATTCACATTCACTTGCCACGGCAACTCCAGATAGGAGACATAATGCCGGAACCATAATATATTTCATAACAAACTAACCTTTAGAGTATTCTACCAACGGACGCTTGAACGTCCCCAATCACTTCCACGACCATCACCACGACCACGTTGACCACGAGCAATGTAATATGCCTGACGTTCAATCTGAACTTGGAGTTGAGCTTGACGATCTGCAAGACCACGGGCACAAGCAGCACGAGCGCCAGGGTTATAATAACCATCACAAGGTCCGCCAACGAAAACTGTTCCATTAGGCATAGTAGGTGTCCGAGCGGGTGCAGAGTTTTTACGAACCATTTCTTGACCCAGAAGAACGCCGCCTACTGCACCCACAGCAGTTGCAACCGTGTTACCACGACCACTACCAAACTGATTTCCAACAAACCCACCAGCAACACCACCAAGAACAGGGCCAATCCACTGATTGTCGGCATTTGCTGGAGCGGTGAAAGTAAACATTGCTGCAGCAACGGCTGCAACTATAAGTGTTTTTTTCATTAAATTTCTCCCATTATTTCAGTTGTAAGTTTCGAAACATATGTATCATCAACTAAAGACATATTAGTTTTAACATATGTAAGAACATCCGATTCGTTCTTCGCACCCATTTCGATGGCAGAAACGACTTGTTCCTCAATATCCATCATCCAATTTTTCATCTTACTCATAAAAATCTCTTTCAACTCATCTTACTTACATAGTATACCAGCAAAAATACTCTTTGTCAAGCACTAATTTCACTTTTTTCACTTTTAATTTCAGAAATAGGGATTAATGACTTTTCACCATCCTTATCTAGCCGTGTTTCAACGAATCCGTCTGCCTCAAGTCTATCTAGCATAGCGCCAATGATATCGGACAAAATCTCCATTCTAGTTAGATATCGTCCCCAAGCATAGCAAGCACCCATAGTTGCTAGAGCCAGTGCAGTATGTGTATAAACGTCAATTTCCATAATATTCCTCTGTTCTCTCATTGTATATACAGTATAACAGACAAAAATAGGTTTGTCAAGCACTATTTTCGCATATTTGCTAAAGGATTCTTTAAAGCCTTAATAATCTGTTCATTTGTTTCTTTTTTCAAGGTCTTCATCTGATTAGTTAGAGAATCATCCAAACTGTCCATACGAGTGCTTAGTCTATCTCTAAGGGTATCATTTCTGGTATTTTCCTTATCAATCATAATACGAGTATCATCCTGTATACCCTTGACTCGTCTTTCAATTGATTCTATCATTCTCTCACCACGAACAATCTCTCCCTTGAGATCACGTTTAATCTCTCTAGCCTCATCTCTAGTTGCATCTGCTGATGTTTGAATATTAGATTCTAACTTCTCAAATACAGCTACCTCTGATGTAAGCGCTCTCATGTCTGCATTCAGAACATCAAGCCTCTTATCAAATCCAGATAAATCTGGAGCCGTGTATTTCTCTATTTTTGTTCTCATATTAATATAGTCTTTATAGAACTCAAATCCTGCATATAATCCGCCGCCGAGGGTTGATAATGCTGTAATAATTATGAATATCTTTCCACCTCGAAACTTGACCCCGGCAAACTCAACTTCTGTTGTGCCGCCGTCTGACATTTATTCTCTCCTATCTATATTGCATACCTGTTAACTCATCCATTCTTGCGTTACTTCCACCGATCATAAAATATGCTGCAGCATTATTATCTGATATTTCTGAATCTGGAACACGATCTGTACTAAAAAAGTTTGGTACATCTGGTATCTGTGCTTGGTTAGCAAAGAATGTTTTTGTATTTCCTAGAACTTGCATCACTATCAATGTCTTTAATTGATTTGTGCTGTCGTATTTTCCCTTATCGCCCATCCTCTTAACTATTTTATTTGCAGCCTTTTGTTTTGCTTCTTGTTTTTTTTCTACCTTTGTTTTTACTTTAGGTTTATTCTTTTGTTCTACACTAGCAGATTCAGTCTCGTTCCCCTCTTCTGGTTCGACACTTTCTTCGGCAACTGCTGGTTCTTGTCCCTCCGATCCTTCTCCGTCCGATACAACTTCTCCACTTTCCTGTGGTGTGTCCATTTCGGTAGGTGATTGATCCTCACCCAATCCGCTGTCATTGAGATCATTGTTCATCTCCATTTCTATCTCTGTGTTAACTTCTGCAACTTCTACTTCAACAACGGCTGGAGCTTCAACTGTAGGCATTTCTAATTGTGTCTCTATTTCCATTTCAGTAGAAACCTGTAATTCTAAAGAGGCAACTTGATTACCAGCAGGAGTGCTAACTTCAACTGATATTTCTGCAACTTCAACATTTTCTGGAATATTATTATCCAATATATTTGTTGTGTTTAATATGTCTATAATTTCTGTTTCTATTAATGTTATAAGATCAAAGGTTGTTGTCAGTGCTGGATTTGCAAAAGCAGGTCCAAAAAACTTATTTGGAAAACCAGCATCTATACCAAACATTGCAAATTCTCCTGTCAAAGAGTTAAAGGAGTTTTCTGGAATAGCCTGTTGAAAGGCAAAATTCCTTATACCACTAAAATCTAACTCAACCTCATGTTCAAACTGATGAGCCAAAACACTACCGCTGTCAAATAAAGATACTGTTAATTTAAATATATCTCTGCAATCAGCTGCTTGTGACGTATTCCCACCAACACAGCTTAAAATTGTAGCACGGGCATTAGATACATGAGAATCTACATCCATTCCATAGTCCATCGTGAAACCACGATTGATTTGGTCTATGGTCATATTTTCTTCTAAATCAAATGTGGATGTATAAGTACCGCCGGGGCCCTGTTTACCAGCAGTACAGAAATTACCAGAAGAACAACCCTTTGATGTAGCTGCTCCATTATTAATCAAAGTCCCGCCACTTCTTGTAAAATTTTCCATTGTCGGTAACTGATTTGGGGTTGTTTCTGATCCTGTAACAACTTCAGTTTGTTGTGCATTAGAAGAAGAATGGAATACCAAGACAAGAGGGAATGCCAATGAAGCAACCAGCACCCAATATGCCCAAGCCGATGGTTGTAAGAATTCCAGTATTGTCTTCGATTTCGTGTTCATCCGAATCAGCATAGTCATCCATTGTTTCATCATAATCACTTAGTCCGTATTCTCTAGCCAAAAGTCTTCCTCCATCTCCTCCATCGGATAATCGCTGTTCGTCCTCTCCCCCTTCGATTTTAAATTGTTCTTTTTTTTTACTTCAGCCATAAGACGGGAACCAGAAGGAATATCATGTGGATTTTCTTCCCACGCATCACCAGCCTCTTTTCCTATCTTACCTTTGTAGGGACAAGGCGTTCCTGCCATAATCATTGCATCAAAAATTCTTGCGTCCTGACATAGTGCAGCAACCGCAGCAACTTTCATACCCATTCCAAAAAGAGAACGAGACAATTTAAGACGTTCACAATTTTCATCTGTAACTGTAATACCTGATGCGATACCTAAAATTTGTGTTTGTACACCAGCGCTAAATGCTGACTTGCAGACATCACTGTTGTTTATAACTATAGATGGCGCAGAAGCCGTTGGCGGTGCTTTATCAGTGACTACAGTTGAACTTACTGTATTTGTATCAGCTGCGTATGCACTACCTGTTACTAAAATACATAATAGACTACCGACCAAAATTTTATGTAAGTTACGCACTAGGCTCTCCCTGTTACACATAAATCTGGTATCTATCTATTTATAAGAGGCATTTGCTTAATTTTCACAAAAGGTCATCAAGACCTAATTCTTTTGCAACTCTGTTATGCAATGTAATAAAATACTCTGCATCAACCACCACTAAGGGTTTTTGATTATTTCTTTTGATAAAAACTACTGGTTCATAATCACCAGAATTAGATTCTGCCTGTTCGTATGATTTCCACACGTTCATGCTTTCTTGATTCTTACACTCAATCGAATATGGAAACTTCTCTCTTGCAGCACGTGCCATAATGAGGTCTTCACCCCCTGCACCCATACTACGAGACTCTACATCCTCTGGATGCACGTTTAATTGTTCTATAAGTTGATCACGAACCCATTGTTGGAATCTGCGGCCCTTTGCTTTAGCGCTACTTGTTTTCATTATTTACCCTTTTACCATCACATCATTGTGAAACGATTTGGCCGAGCGGCCATCACTTTATCAAAATATTGCGAATAAATTTCTTGGTTTTCTCTTGGGACAAAATTGTTTTTAAAATTTAGATAGTCCCAAGGCTTATCAAAATAATATACTATCCCATCATTACTAAATTTTTTACCCCACTCAAAAACTATATCATTACACTCTGCATAAGTCCAATGTTCATTTTTCCACTCATAAGTTGATTTTCCATTTTCCACCGGCTTTTCAGTAAATGTATATCCATACTTTTCTGCATTTCTCCCAAATTCACTAACAAAAGTATCCTTAGTTTTATAGCCAATTCTTAGTGCTTCAAGTTTCCACCCTGTTAGTGCTAATTTCTTATCGTATAAATCCCCTAACCATTGGTTTACAGTCTCTTTATTATCATGTGGCAATCCAATAATAAATCCTGACCACAAACATACATCTGGACCCCAAGAATCTCTGATTGCCTGTATGGTTGAATATACGTCTTCTGTTCTAATTCCTTTCCCTACAGATTTGGCAGATTCATAATTGAGAGTTTCAATTCCAAATTGACACGCCATAATTCCCATGTCTTTCATTATTTGAATTTGTTCTGGATATCTGTGTATTAACTCTAATCTAAGATAACAGGCAAAACGTATCTGTTTTCCAGTAATACTCTTGAACCTATCAAAAAGGTCTTTGATTACTAATAGTTTCTCTGTTGTTTCATTAAATGTGTCACACAAAATATTATAGTTTGTTGTGCCAAAGTTTTCATAGTTAAATATCAGTTCTTCCCAAATTTTTTCTTTATTTCTAATATACTTATCTGACACTTTTCTTCCTAATAAAGAAAATCCACAGAACTTACATTTGAACCGGCACCCTCTACTTATTTCTAGAGGTAGGGCTTCATTTGGAAATATAAAATCAGAAGAATGAAAAGTGGTTCCACAATTATGAAAATCCCATTCCACAGCATCTCCACTGTCTATTTCTTTTTCAGTTGGCTTATTATTATAAATGTTGATTAATTGATTCGTTGCTGATTCTTCTGAATACCCAAGAAACATATGATCTGCATCCACCATTTCATACATATGTCGAACCATTTCACCTTTACCACCAATAATAATTTTATTGTCTGGGAAAAAGTTTTTCAAAGCATCAACAAAAGTAAAAAGTTTGTCATTCAGTGACAGAGAATCTTTCTCACTCTTATCTCTTCGATAATTCTTCAAGAATTTTAGCCGCCTTGATGGACGGAGACTTGCATGACCTAAAAAACTGAACATGAAAGTAGCAGAAAATCCAAATATAGTATTTTCATGTACCCACTCTTCGTTAAGTTTTAAGATAAATTTGGCGTACCAAGCTTCCTGTATGAGAGTTTCTAAAAAATCAACAACTTTTACCTTATATCCCTGTTCTCTTAGGATCATCGCAATTCGGTAAGCACCTATTTTTCTAGTACCATCATGAGGTGTAAATAATATGAAGTCATACATTATATTTGCTTAAGAGTCATCTTCATGCCATTCTATATCATCTTCCATCTCTGGGTCTTCAATATCGCCCTGACAAAATGGGCAGTGCATAATTCTATAATGAGTATTACTCATAGTATGTTTTATTTTAAACTCAGCTTCACACGAATCACATACAATCATTCTCATTGTATTTCACAAAAACCGGCTGAGCAGGCTAGTTCTTGTGAGCCGATAGTTGTATCAGTCTTTTCATATTCTGACAATTTATTCCACTCCACATTTCTAGGCATCTGTTCCAAGAGCACTTCATATTCTTCTTTTGAGCAATCCTGATAGGGTGCTTGTTTATATGTATGTTCTGAAAATGGAAGGAAACTAACTCCGCTCATGTAATCGAAATTTTGATATACCCAAGCACCAACTTCAAGCCACTCATGATCTTTGACAGAAATGGTTACAGAAGGTTTATGCTCACACCAACATTCTTGATAGGTCTTCCAAAGCTCCAACTGATCAATTGCAGTCAAGTCTGTACGAAACACAGCACTTTGATCTACTTTGTGAGGAAAAGAAAATACAGAAGTATGACTAGGATTCATAACATCATCTTCTACAGGAAACCCTTCATCAATCATCATCATTGTAAGAGGGTCTTTTTTATCACCACGGACTGTTCGAACATAGTAAGGATTATGCCTTGCATGGATACCAGATGCAGAGTCTGTCAACTGACTGACTGTGCCTGACGGTTTAACACACGTTACAGCAACACTTTGATTGATGCCTAACTTTATAGAATATAGTTTGTTTGTATCAACTGCCATCGCTTTCAAATCTTTTAACACTGCCGGAAGAGAACCTTGTGGGCCCTTACCATTTGTAACCTTACAGTCCATAATACCAGTAAGAGAGACTCCTAAAAGTCTCTCTTCTTCACAATTCTTTTGCCATGACTTAGATACATATTTGAAGTTCACAAGTGTAGATTGGAATGTGCCCAGAATCGTTGCAAGCCTCACCTTCTCCAAAAGAGACTCCCGTGTATCAGATGCACGAACTACAACCTCTGATAGATTACAGAACTCTCTACTACGTAGAATAATTTCTGAACATGGGTTTGTACCAAACTCATAGTCCTCTGTGTTTCTACGACCATTCTTTGATGCCATCCAGACAGCAGACTCACGATTGAAGATACCACGCTCACCAGACTTGGAATCATAAAGAGCTTTCCACTCATTCATGAAAATGCCCATATCAGGTTTTTCAGAGTATGCAGCAGAGTTGTTTGCTAAAGCACGTTGAGGGTTCTCATTCCACCACTGCCCAGCTTTTGCGTCACGCATACGATCATCAGATAGGTTAGACAAACTAATGAGGGCAGAACGACGAACACCACCAACCACAACAACTTCTGCAATTTTACACACAATATCATGTGCTTCAAGTGAAGATAATTTACGTCCAGCTGCGTTTTGAAAAACATTTACGGCAAAGTTAAACAAAGACTCAAGTGGTTCCGGCCCGCTGGCACGACCGCCAAAGGTCTTTAGAGGGGCGCCAGCGGGTCTTATCTTATCTAAGTTCCATCTGGGTATCTGTCCAATATACAACATTCCAACCAATTCTTTAAGTGCTTTTGCCCAGCCAAGCTTGGAATCTGCAACCGTGATAGTAGTGTCTGAGGGATGAAATTCATCTGCAATACGAGGAAGTTCGGCTACATATTGACGTTCCACACTGAAACCAACACCAGTACCATTCATAAGAACATATAGAATTTCGTCAAATGCTTGTGGACGATCTACTGCAACATAAGCACAATTATATCCTGCAATATTTTCACGTTTCAATGCTTCACCAGCAGTCATCAAACAACGCATAGATGGCATAACACGTAATCCTAGAACCGCTTGTTCTAATTCAGATCGTAAAGATTTTGATAAAGTGTAGTCAACAGTTTCTTTTAGATGTTCAGTGAAAAAATCAAAATACCTTCCTACTGTTTCATCCCACGTTTCTCTACGAGATTTTTCTGGCAACCATCTTGAATATCGTGATAAGTGAATAAATTCTTGGTAGGATGTAGGTAGGTAATTATTAGGCATGTATCTTTCTCCATTCTGCAAATCTCAATTGCGCCGCTGCACCACTGAAAGTATTATCTGTTATAATTTCTTGAATCCGTTCTTTAATATAACCGTCAACAATCATATCATTTATATCTTTACTTTTCATCCAATCAGGCCAAATCACAATCTTCTTTCCCTGATTTAATATGTTATCCATTTGTTTACAAATTTGTTGGTTCCTTGGTTCATTATCAAATATTATTGTTAATTCACTATTTTCAATTTTACTTCCACCAACCATGATGGGTTTAGAAAAATCTGATCCTCCAACTGCAATACAATTATCAATGAACATACTATCTATTGGTCCTTCTACAACGTAGATTTCTTTGTCTTTATCTACTCTGTCAAGGCCATAAACTTTATCAGCATCTTCATTTATTTTTATGGTAATATACTTAGGTTTCTCATCACCAAAGGCTCTACCCTGATATGCAAATATTTCTCCCTTTTCATCTCTGAACGCAATTAACAACCTTGGATGATCACCACCCAAGGAAGGAAATTTATTTGGTATTATCGTGTTGGTAAACTTATAAAATTCGTTACATAGGAATAGATCGTTGGTGAGGAACTTAGACGGTATCTCTCTCTTTCCAACCAATCTTCTCGCCGGGTGGGTTGAGGCCAGTGATGATATGGATTGAAGAGACTTGAATACATCTTTTTTAAACACTGGAGCATTGAATTTAAATTCCTTCTGGGGGCTACTTCTGGTTTCAATACCTTTGCGATATCGTTCTAGTATATAGTCTTCGTAAGTTTTTAAGTCTACATGTTTAATTAGGTTGCCCAAGGAGGCTCCAACCGCACAATTATGACATTTGAAGAATAGATCATTTTTCTTACGAAATACAAATCCCCGTGTCTTAGTGCGAGATTTTTGTGAATCTCCACAATATGGGCAACGAAAGTTCCAAAGGTTATCCCCCTTCTTTTTGAAAAGGGGGAGCATGGGACTTATTAGGTTTAGGTATTTTGTATCTACATATGACATTAATAGATACTAACAGGTTAATCAGGGTTTGTCAAGACACTTGTATGAATTTGTTTAAAATAAATCCTGCAACGATAGCTGCACCAATCAAAACGTGGCGCCACTTTTCTAGAACTCCTACTCTATGTTTGATTTCGTCACGAATTTTACCAATTTCTTTATTTTGTTCTGCATGCTGAGAAGCTGCAGCAACCATTATTTCTTTGGTGTTTGTAGTAATACGAGAATGTAGCTCATCTATTTTAGTTACCATTTCTGTACGACGAATTTCTAATCTTATATCTGCTGCAGCAGTAGCTTCTTCTTGTCTAGAAATTTTTTCCTCATGTACGGCAAGCATACGATGAATGGAGTTGGAAACATCAGTTAATTTTTCAATCGCAATATCAATACGATCATGTATCTTTGATTGATCACGTACTTCTTTTTTAAGAAGTTTTAGTTCTGTTTCCAACTCCATAATTTTAATCTTCGGATTTCAGAAGAGTGATAACACCCCAAGCAATAGCAGCATAAGCAATAATTGTAGTTGGTGCAATTAAAATAATAACACCCGTTGCAATCAAAGCAGCTCCATCCCATGAAGTTCTTTCTGTAAATCTATTTTTTAACCAACTCATATCGTTACCTCCAAATTTTGGTTTCAATCTTCATCTTCTTTTTAGATGAAAATAGGAAATCATCTCTAATGTGATGCTTTCTACGGTTTACGCCTTCTTGGTTATAGCCAATTCCCATCAACAACAAGGGAGCATCTTCTAGCAATGCGACTTCTTGAATCTTGTCAGAATCAAAACATTGACAACAACCTGTTCTATACCCAAGTAGTGAAGCAGTTAAATTAAGATAACCAGCTGCAATTCCTACACTAGTATGAACGTCCCTTGTAATTGATTCTTCCCATTCGCCGTGTTCTTCAAAATATCGGGTCTGACCATTTCTCTTCACCATATCATCTTTCAAACGATCATTTGGTGTATGTCGTTCAAAGATAACTAATAGGTTTGCAAGAACCTGAGTGTTTGTTTCAAAACCAGATTCATGCTTTTTAGTAACAAAGCCCCTTGTGTGACTATGTATATCTTCGATCAAATCACGATCCATAATAAAGTGAGTTTTGTAATATGCAATATTTTGTTTGCTAGGACACTCTGAAACTGCATTGATCATGATGTTCATATCTTCTTCTGGAACATTTTTACTTAGATCAAAATTTCTTTGACAATGTTGACTACGAACAATAGCTTTAGAAATATCAGTATGACTATGTGATTCCTGTAACATTTTAAATCTCCTTGTCTACAGTGGCTTCACGACTGCATTCATTATCTTCACAATGCTGTATAAACAATGCTCTATCAGCTACAATCACTTCATCATTAACAAATGTATTCTTATTTGCTTCAGACGCAAAAACTCTAGTTCTGGTCTTTTTCAATTCATTAGACGATAGTGATACAGCAAAGGAAATAGATTTTCCTGTGTCCGTATAAGTTGAAGCTATATGTGTTTGACAATCAGATGATGACACATAAAATTCTGTATCAGTATCAGGCCGTGTTTCAACCACTGTTTTTTGCCATGCCATTTTATCTCTCCTTTTATTTTACCAGAACTTTAGTTTCTTAACTGCCTTTGTACTTGCTTTTGCTGTGCGACTTATCACGCCAGCAGTTTGATTTGCTGCATTCGTTGTTGCACCAACAACTGCGGCTGGTGTTTCTTTAATTGTTTTTAACTGTTGATTTAACCATCCCATTTTTTATCTTCTCTCATTTTCCGTCATTTAGATGTATTTTTTCTAAGTCTTTTAATCTTTTTTCTAAATCTGTAAGTTTCCTAGCAACATTCGGATGTCTTTTTACCCACGCCTCTTCATTAGCAAGTATCTTTATATTTAGTTTTTTCGCAGACCAAGTAAAAATGTCATCTACAATCTTATAAAACCAAATTCCACACTTAGTTTCTGAAAACCAACTGTCGGTTGCACTACCAAGTATACTGCCTGCAATACTAGATACAATAAAAATCCACATATCTAATCTGGAGTCCCGACACAACAAGGACAAAGATCATCTTCTGAACAATCACACATAAGTCCAGCCTCTAAATTTTCACAAGAACAAAGTGGATTTTCACATTCTTCATTTGAGCAACTCATTTAAATCTCCTTATTCTGGTTTAGCAGATGCTGGCCAACTACCAAACATTCTGACTGACCAATATGCAGAATACATTTTAAATTTTGAAACTCTGGGATCAGCCGATTTCATTCCCAACAGGAAAACTTTATCAGACAATTTTCTTGCAGCACGCCATGTCTTCTTATTCATACCATCGGTGTGATAATATTTTCTCAGGGTAGCATATAAGTGGTCATGAATAACCGCTGCCCTTGCGACATCCCAAGGCGATAGAACTGCCCAACAGATTCGAGGAACAGATGCAAGATCAGTCTTCATTCCTGTTTTACAAGTAATTCTTCCTGTACCAGAAATGTTTGCGCCTATTTTATGCAAAGTTCCAATCTCGGCTGATGTTAAATCATCCATTACAAGAGACAGTGTTTTCTCCAACACCCAAGTTTTGGGTGGTGTGAACTCTGCGTGAATTTTTCCGTTGAACTTGTTCATTTCTTCTCCTGTTCTTCTTTATTCTCAGTTTTTGTAACTGCCTTCTCGTAGTATACAATAACTTGCTTTTGCTGATCAATAAATCTTTTAAGCTCTGCCATATTATATGCGATAGTTTCATAGTCTCTAACACTTAAAGCATAGAATAAAAAATCACCATTTTCCTTAATAAATCTTTCTTTGAATTGATCAAACGTATCCTCTGTAACAACATAAAAATGAACATTATTCATTTTTACAGGGCGAGGTCTATTCTGTACAGGTATGTTTCTCTCTATCTCAATAGTCTTAACCTGTACTGGTAAAACATCCTTCCAACTACTACAACCACTACTTAACAAAAGGAGTGGGAAGAGCAGGCTCAGCCCCAGATATTTTTTCCAACGATCTAAATAATTTTTCTGTTCCACGATTTATCTTCTTTTCTACTAAGCCTGGTTTTTTTAAACTCAATGTTGCCAAGTCATGTTTGCGTAGTTTATCTATTAAAGTATTCTTATATTCGTTTGATTTTTCCAACCTTGTTTGTAGTTCTCTATTTAGGGTATCAAATTTTTCCCTGTCTGCAATCAATGTGTTAATAGTATTATCCTGAGCTGCTTTTGCAGCCATAACCTTTGCATTGTTTTCTGTGAGAATTTGTATCCTTGACTGTGTGTCCTTATAGTAATAGTAACCACCATAGACTACACCACCAACAAGTCCAACGACCATTATGAGCATATATAATTTAAGCATTATTTATCTGACCTCTTTTTGGATTGGAAACTTTCAAATGACAATTTAGGGTCAGATGTCATAAAACCTTTTTTTCTCATAACAGTTTTAGCAACCAATTCTATTTCGTTATTTTTGTAGTTAAGAATAAAGGGCATGTTAATGTCAGTTTTCATATCATTGATGACTGCTTCAGCATCGTCTGGCATCTTAGAAATCTTCTTACCATATTTCTTATAGGTCTGTTTGAACAAACGAACCAATTCAGATGCACTTATCTGAGACATATTACGAGCATCATTTACCCTATCCATAAAATGTTTAGTAAACTCTACATCAATACCAAGTGAGGAAAATACCTTGTCAGCATACCTCTCAACTTGATCTAGATCAGACTTTGTAATTGGTTTACCCTTCTGAGCAAACAAAGCTTGGTTATATGGAGGAATATCTCCTAAGTCAGCTACTGGTTGAATGCCACCAGCAGAAGGACCAATACCTATATATTCCTTAAATAGTTTCATCTTTTGATCCTATGATGTCCTCTACAAACTTACTCTTTCTCATCTCCAATCGTTTTAGTCTTTGTGATTCTAATTTTGCACGATGTTCACGATAAGATTTTGTTCGTCCATCAATTAAAGTATCTTTCTTTTTCTTTTTCTTGCCTGGTTCTCCACTGCCAGGATAATCTGGATGATCAACACCAAGTCCAGCAATAGCACCACCGCCAGCTGAATTTGTAGGGGCATCCTCTTCAATGGGTAATCCATTACGAGGGCTTACTTCGTTCCATGTTTTCATTGGTCTAAATCCTCTAAACTAACATATATCTTTTCTTGTGTTTTAATATGAATAACGGGAAATATTTCTACACCCAATATAGTATCAACAGGAGGCTCATCTTCAAAAGTAACAACTTTATCACCCTTCTTTGCAGTTAAAGATTCTTCCTCTGTATTCAAAATATCAGCATTTAAAATGTATTCTCCTTTAGGTAAAATATCACCAAATCCAATAACATCTTCACTAATACTATCGTCGATTTCAAACTCAGATGTGAGATACTTCATAAACTCTTTCTCAAATACGTCTGGGTCATCCACGGATTCCTTAAACGTATCTTTGAGAAGAAACAGTGCAGCAGCATAAGTTCCTAATTTTGTTCGTAAGCCAGGAACTTTACCCATCAATTTTTTAATATTAAATACTAATTTATGAAGAACTGTATATGCAGCCTTTTCTTCTGATGTATTTAAATTCTTTGGCCTCTTATCCCAAGAACCCGTTTTGGGTTTAGGAGGAATTATACGATTTCCATCTTCGTCAATAATACCCAATTTAAACGCTGGTGTATCCTTAAACGGAGTTACCAATAACTTGATAAAACGGTATGTAACAAATAAATCTATCGCTCTTCCCATTATAGTTTCCTTAGCGTGTCCAAAACTTTTTCATCTTCTGCAATCTCAGACATTTCTCCCTCTCTCAATAAATTAAGAAAAAGTAAAAACGACTTTAGTGTTCTCCAATATTCTGGTTGAATTTTAAACAGAAGCAATGTAACACATGCATCTGGCCCAAACAAATTATTAAGCACAATAATATGATTCAATAGAAGACGTTCTTTCAAAATTTTATATTCAAAATACTTCCTAAGCAATCGTTTGATATACTTAAATCGTTTCATATCATCATGAAATTCTGCTTCACTTTCACAATGTGGATTTTCATAATGACGTATAGCAAACATATTAACGTTTGCTTTAGTTATCTTCTCATACATTATGCAATTTTGGCTCTGAGCCTACATTGGTTAGTTTCCGTCATTTCATAACTAATGTTTAAGCTCAATCCACCTTCAATATTATTACTGATTCCATCATCTTCTAAAAATTCGTTATGAGGAGTATCTACATCCTTACCAAATCTTCCACCAAACAAAGTCAAAGGCAAACTAAATGAACCATTCGATTCTGTCATGTTAGGATATGGATCAAATGTCAATCCAATTTTACTCAAAGAACTACGAGTCAGAGTAAGTTTTGCTTCTGGATCAAACTGATCTCCTTCAAAAATTCTTCCAACTATAGCATTAAGTTTTTTAACAACTTCTGTAGTCAAATATCCCTGAGAGGGATTTCTTCCATAAGTTGGCTCATTTGGGATTTCTGGTTGTCCCGCCTCAGCCATAAATTTACTGAATTTTTTCATCGTTACTATCCTCTTCTATTGGGGGCTTTGTTCGAATCTGTTCTTCTAAGAACTCTGCTTCTTTTTCTTCGACAATCTGGGGCTTTGTATAACTAACTTTAATTTTGTTATACCCTTTAATCTCTTGTAAAATTTCCATTTTATCTCTCCACATTCTATTTATATCTATTTATGTCATTCAATTTTTTCAAATTTGATTCTATAGGTGTAACTATTATAAAAATCAGTTGAATCTTTGCCTGGTTCTTCGAAATTAACTAGTGCATTCCATGACAAACTAATCCTCTGTCCCTTAATTTGTAGAGGAGCATGTGCATGATATAGAGGGGATTGCCATACAATCATAGTATCCTGTACAGTAGGAAATCCAAGTTTATTAGTTGTATTTGGGTGGTTGACTGCATACTGCTCACTCAATGATATAAACGGATTTTGATCACTTGGACGAGCTCTATGAAACTCTAACGGGGGATGTTCTGGCAAAGTTTGAACATAGTATGTGCCACTAATAATTGAATTGGGGTGTGAGTGTACAGGTTGACTGCCACCTCGTTGATTTACATTTAACCAACTCTCTGTTACAAAATGCTCTGAGTATTTCATGAAAATCTCATTCGTAAGATAGTCATCAATACAGGTTTTCACCCAATCATGCAATTCTGTTAGAGACTCATGTAACAACACATTGTTAAATTTTTCACTACGCCATTTGTTTGAGCCGAAATGTTTTTTTGTTGGAAAGTTTTTGAGATCAAATGTCTCTGAAAATTTGGTGGGACTTTCGTAAATCTTTACCACACCAGCTGGGAATATTGGAACTCCACTCATAATAACTCCTTACATTATAAAGAAAAAAGGGAGGGATAAATCCCTCCCCTTCTCGTAACCAAATATCGACGGAATTAACCGTTAGCGATATCAATAAGATCAGCAGGAATATCGGCGCCAACATCAGCGAATCCAATAATTGCCCACTTAGCACCCGACCACATCAACATGGCAGTGTCGCCATCGTCAACAAAGTTCAAGTCAGCAAAACCCATTGGGTCAGCTGGGGTCATGACAGAAGCACCACCATCCGTATCATGGATGATAACTTTAATCTGTCCAACAACTGTTCCGTCAGCAAGCGTTGTTGCGTTTGAACCAGCAGTCTGAAGCAAAGTAACAGCAGTTGCAACCGAAATCGCAGTCTGTGTACCATCAGAAATATCTTCAATGGAGTTCGAGAACCCAATGAAAGAAGGAAGGTTGTTAATGAAGTTAGTCACTGAAACCTTCTTGTTAATAGGTGTGCCCGTAGGGTCATCGACCACATGGAGCAAATCAGCACCAGCAATACCTGTGGACAGGTCTGTTAGGGCTGTAATTTTCTTATCGGCCATTTTGGCGTCTCCTTATATTAACCCACTGAATTGTGGGAATGTTACTGAGAGTATGAACGCATCATCCCTCATCACTTGATTCATTACCAAGATTTTTAAGAAAATCGTCACATTGCTGGACGGCACCTAAAAGTGCGTTTTGCAATGCAACGTTTTCTAATTTCTTACTTTCCAGTTCGTTTCCTTGAAAACGAACCTTATTCAAATCTTCTAGAAGAGCTTTTTTTCGTTCTTCAATCGCTTCTTTACTAATCATAATCACTCCATTATTAAGTTGTTGTATAGTTATTTATAACGATTTATTAAGCGGCTGCAACAGTTACACCATTTAATACAAATGCAGAACCAGTAGATGTTCCTGCCTGACTGTAGAAAGCAATGTCACTAGTACGAGCTTCTGCAAGAACACCCTCATTCTCGTCAGCCGAAGAACCATCAGTTGCATCGAATACAATTCGATCTTCTCCAGTGTCCGTAGTACCTTGTTCCTGTTGACCGATATAAACCGTTGTATCTCCACCCGTGAAAGGTATGCCGGAAACATCAGTTGCACCATCAACACCTTCAAGTATGAAGTCAATACTCTCGCCTTGAACACTATCGTGTCCATCAGCAGAGAAGTTTAGAATAACATCGTTTGCAACAATAATTGCATCACTAACTGTAACACTTGTTTGTGATGCAACAGCAGTAACGGTAAGTGATCCGTCTTGTGACAAAGCAGTACTTCCTTGAGCATCTGTCAATGGTGTTGCATTAGCTTGTCCATAAACTTTCATACCCACTGCAATTGTACCAGAGTTACCATCTAGAACCAAAGTAGTTGTTGCTGTTGTAATCGCACCATTTACCGTTGCGACAATAGCAGCAACAGAGTCGAGAACAATTCTACCAGCAGGAGCAGCATTAGTACCACCTTCTTGTCTCATTGCCAGTACTGATACACCATCTTCTTCAGACATATCAGCACTACCATCGAATACGATACCCGCTTCACCAGCAGTTACACCGTCACCAACACCAGAACCATTCAGTCCAATAAATCCAGTTGCAGCATTTGTTTGTGCAGTACCTCTGAATGTAATCTCGTTGGTTCCAGAACCACTAAAGTACATTGCAGCAATTGTGCTGTCCTCTACCATGTCTGTTACACCCAAACGGGACAACAGAATGTATGCCTTGTTTGTAATAGTTTGGTTGGCAGAAAATGCAGCAGAAGTCATATCAACTGCCTCATCGAATGTTATCCGAACATCGAATGTTCCTACATTACCAACCGCACCTGTATCAAAGTCGATACCAACAACTGTTGCAGTACCACGAATGGCAGCAAGGTTACGAATACAAACCAAAACTTCAGGCTGTGCAGCTTTATTATCGTTACCTGATGCACCTGTGCCTGGGGTCAATCCCCAACCACCGGCGACTGCAATAGCGTCTTCTCTCGCTCCCATTGACCCAGATGCATTTGAATCAACTGGTAGGAACTTAGGCCGACTCTCAGCAGATGTCGAACTTCCCCATAAACCCATTGTATTTCTCCTTTTATTCTTGCAAGAATATTAAGTTTCTTTCTTTCTATTTAGGTTATTTAAACCCTAGACGCTTCAACTCACTAATGGTTTTAGAGACATTTGTGTGGTGTATACTGATCCCACCAGCTGTTTCCCATTCTTTTGTATTTTTAATATAATCATCAATTAAGACGTTTGGTTTCCCACCCGTCATAGCATATTTTTTCTTATCAGCTCGTTTAACTAGATTAATATTTGACCTTTTCCAGTTAGTATTCTTAGACAACCATTTCATCTTACCATTTTGTGAAGATGGATCACGGCCAGAATAAGCAGACAAGACTTTTGGGTCATATTTTTCAATATAACTGTATAGTTTCTTTGCACCCGGCATCCAATCAAGATTAGCCCAAAATCCTTTAGTCTGATTAATCTTGTTCCAACGGTCATCTTTATCTGTAGTTGCAAAATCACCACCAATGGCAGCCTCTGCACCTCCCATAAAGTCAACCAAAACTTGATCTAAATCACAATAAATGTTTGGTAGATCATCTTTAGCTTCTACCGTTGTCATATTTCTCAACGTTTTCATTATTTTTCTTTAATCTCAGGTTTCAAATCAATCTTGTCGGCCTTATTGCCCGTCATTGTTATACTACTACCTTTAGAGCCCTTTGTCAAGGACTTTTCATCTTTTTTTGCTTCATCCAATCCCCACACTTTTGCAAGTGCTTCTTTCATGGATTCTACCTTGAATCTTTGAAAATCGGTGATTTCTTGACCTGGCGTAACCTCTTGAGTATGCTCACGATACTCAGGTGTACCAAGCTCATAAGATTCATAGGAAGCCATCATTTTAGAAGCTGCCATATCTGAGTAGTTTGCCATAAGAGTCTTAATTGTCTTAACATCTACTTTCATAGCTTTAGCAATTTCTTCAGCAGATTTCTTGTCCTTAATCATTTGGTGTAGTTGAGACATTTTACCTTCTTCAAGGTCAGATTCTTCTTTTACTTCATATGTCTTACCACCAACAACGAAAGTCTTTTCTCCCTTGTCTTTGGCAGCCATCAAAGCCTTTCCAAACTTATTACCTTCTTTCTTTGCACCCTTCTTGCGAAGTTTTGCAAGATCAGAACCTTCAATCTCTCCGTCACCGTCAACATCAATCTTCTTCTGTTTAGGTGAAAGTTCTTCTTCTTTCTTAGCAGCTTCCTGCCAGAGTCCTAGAATCGATGACTCTAAGGATTCCTTTTTTGTCTCCAAATACTTTTTACCCATTTTTTCTCTCCTTGAGTTTATTACCGATCCTAGATAGGATAGTTTCTTTTTGTTCTCCGTAACCAGCTTTCAACGACCTCATCATGTCTTTGTAAGACTTTGCAATTTGCATTTGATATTTTTCTTTATCTGCTGGACGCCTCATTGTATTATATTTATTCTGAACTGCTTGAGCAATCTTAGAATTAACTTTGTGTTTACCATCGGCAAACTCTACTTCATAAGATCGTAATGAAACTGCTTTCCTTAGTTGCATGATGATATTCTTAGATGCAGCCTTTACATCATCATCAGTTGCAGTATTATCTACATCAGCAGGATCAACCGATTTACCTTTACGCATGGCCTTCATTGCATCAGCACGAGCAGATGCTTCAGCAAGTGAGTAACCCTGTTTGATATATTTGTCTTGGTCTTTCTTATCAATAACAATGACTTTATTTTTCTTGACAACCATCACCTCTTTATTAGGATCAATTAACTGTCTTGCAGATTTTTCTTTGGCTTCATCAATATCTTCTTTCTTATCTTTCTTTTTCTTTCCTGATGTAACACGCATCGGACCACCACCAAAATTTCCACCGTATTCATCAAGTTCATCTTCTTCTTTCTTATCTTTCATACGTTTTTTTATGCGTTTAGTTGTAGCATCCTGTTTGGAAGTTGTCATTGGGGCGGCTTCATCAAGTTCAACATCTTCTGGAACATATTCATTCTTCTGCATCATTTTCATTGCCAGAGTTGCAAGTTTGATAATGGGAAGTTTTTCCATCTTCTTCTTGTTTGCGTCATTTACCTTGTCATAGATTTGCGAAATAGCAGATGCAGTGAAGGAATCAACCATAGTACCATCAATCTTTGCAGCAGATTTCTTGGAGGCAATCTCTTTTACCTTGTCGATAACACTCTCATCAAGTTCAACTTCTTCTCTATAGCGAGAATATTCTCCAGTTGGCGTCAAGGCCTTTACTTCTTCTTTGATACCCAACCTCTTCATGTGACTTTTAACCATCGGCCGAATATCATCATTAGGGTTCTTATCTGCATAATCATCCAAATCATCAGACATTTCATCATCGCCGATAATATCATATAATTTATCTGAGGCATCTTTCGCCTTTAGAGGCTTAGAAAGCAATTTCTTGAGTGCAGCCATTTCCTTTGGTGTTTTTGGTAATGCCCATGTTCCTTCATCAAGATCAACTTCTTCTTTGATCAATTCTTCATCATCGTAAGATTGAACCTTACCATCAGAAAATTTTACAGTATAAGCACCTTTATTTCTTCCTGTACCAACTTTGTGGATAACTCCAGATTGTCCGTTATGAGTTTCGCCCTCAAATTCAGTATCAATCTTTACTTTGTCTCCCGTCTTAAAACCTTCATCAAGATCAACTTCTTCTTTATACATATTCAACTCAAATGGTTTTGAACCACCCTTGTTGTATACTTGAATTTGGACAGCACCCTTATCACCTTTTAGACGATAAGTGTTTGTCTTACCTTCTGATGGTTTACTGGGGCCAGTTGCAACTTTGGCATCAATCTCTTTAGGGTCAATAGTAATACCATGATGTTTCTTTGCTACGTGATATGCATGTTGCATAGCAGAAGAAAAGTCTTTGTGATAAAGTTCATACTTAGCTTCAGCAAAACGAAGCTTCGTGGACTCCATTTCTCGTAATGCATCGCTCATTGTTTTTATATATACAGTCATTTTTTTAACCCTTCATCAAGTCTGTTACTGACTTACCAGACCAAAACTTACAAGACCAGTATCCTGCTGTTGTTTTATCTTTCTTTTGATCACAATTGTGTCTTGCTCTAAATGCTTTTCTGCGTGCTGGATCATCTCGTTTGATAGACATATTTGGATCACCAAACTCGACTTTTACCACATTTCCCTTGTCATTTTTGACATAAACTTTGTATTTCTTTACATCACCTTTTGTAGGATTATTTAGTTCTTTCCCACTCTTATCATCTTTTTCTGTAACTTCGCCCCACTCATTCAGTTCTGCTTCTTCTGGCACACAATTGGGAACTTCTTTGTTACCCTTTTTCTTCATACCAACCTGTTTGTATCCAACCCAACAGGCTTCTTCAATTTGTTCAACTTGTTTTGCAAGGTCTTTATCTGCCTTACCCCAAGTCCCCGACGATTTAGTTACGAATGAATTGACCCTTGCAAATGCCCACTGTTGTGGAGTTGCGCCAGGGCGATGACCCGTTTTAAATGCAGCCATACCACGGTCATATACCTTTTTAAGAATAGAGTATGGCATGCCAGATTTCTCTGCTTTATTTATAAGACCCTTAATTTTTTCATCAAGCTGATAAGCTTCATTTTTTGAAAGATATGCCGCAATCGCCATATCTTTTCGTTTCTCCTTGGATTTACCTTTAAACTGGGGTGCATCAGAGTTAGTGAAATCATCTATATAATCTCCTTGATCTGCGCCACTAGGTAACTTCTCACCAAACATTTGTTTAAACTTTTTAGTATGAGTTGATGGTTTGGTTTTGGCGCTATCGCCAGGAGCAGGCCCAGCTTTCTTTTTCTTGAAATGAGCATCTCTTTTATCTTTAGTAGACTTTGCCATATCACCAGCATAATATTTTGCTGGTTGACTTCCCTTCTTATCATCAACTTCTTTGTCTTGTTTGACTTCGCTAATTTGTTTAACGAATGATTTAAATGATTCTGGTTGTAATTCTGACTTCAGTTCCTTGGGAAGTTTACCATCATCAACTAGTTTGTTGATATACTGCATAAGAGTTCTACCCGTGTATCCGTCATAATTACGAGCAATTGTACCTGCAATATAAGAAGCAGTCTTGTTTTTTAGTTTTGGGTCTGCCATAGCATCAACATAGCTTTTTGTCATTTTTTCAAAATCTTTTGGGTGACTCATCTGATCAAGTTTTGCTTTTGCTTTCCTAAACCATGACATCTCATCAAGGTCAACTTCTTCTGCAATCTTCACAGACATAAAGTCAGGCATTTTGTCTAGATAAATTGCAAACCCACCCCGTTTTTTAGTATCGTGATATGTGAGATGCGCTTTGCGTCCATCTTTACTTTTTGTAATCTTATTAACAACCATTTTGTCGGATTCTGCTGGAAGTTTCTTCTTTGGGTCTGTAATACCAGCCACAGTATATGGACGTTTTGCTTTATTAAGAATAATCGTGTCACCCTTTTTAATATCAGGTGCAGAAGCTTCACGCAATCGTGGCTCTCTGCGATTCTTCGATGGGTCTTCATTGCGTAAGTTCTCAGGAGAGTTGTTCAGTGGGTCATTGTCCCTATGTCCGACATCCATACCCTTAACTACTTTATCACCCATTGCTCTACGAGCTTTATTACGAGAACTTCTACGTTCTATTTGATCAGGACGGCCAGCGTAATTGTCATACTCTTTTCTATAGTTTCTCTCATTTAAAGAGATATCATATAACCACGCTTTATGAACTTTACCTTGGCCGTCCATGTATCCTATGTAATTCGTTCCTCTGTTTACTACTCGACCTTCAATACCATTTGCCTCAACCAAATCATCTATATTCCACAACTTACCTGTGAGATAATCATCTCTCATTTCTTCGTAAGCATCCATTGGGCCCATATCTCGTTCTTCACGGATATTCATGTATTTTCTTACGTCACGGAATAGTTTTTTACCATCAGTAAATTTAGAAGGGAGTCCTAATTTAAAAGAATCAAAATCCCCATCAGCAGCTGCTTTTCTCATCTTGGAAGCAGATATACCTTCAACACCTTCTGCATCAGGGTCACGTTCTCCAGCAGACACAACTTTTATAGAATCAAATTTAAATACTTGTTTTCCTGATTTATCAGGAGCATCATTATATCTATTAAGAAGTTTTGTAAACTCAGCTACACGGTCAGAACCAGCAACCATTGTGAAATTCTTATAACCTTCTTCAGATAAAATAGTTGCAACATCAATAAAAGTTTTTGCACTCTTATCAACCGTTATAGCCTTCTTATGAGCTGGAAACATTTTACGCATATATGCGGTTTTTAGTGCATGGGGCAGGGGGTCTTTGGCAGGGTTCTGTGTAAAACTTGGATAAATTCTGTATTCAGAACCATTAGCAACTTTCTTAGTCATATCACACAATTTCTCATGGCCAACTGTTGGCGGGTTCATCCGCCCGAAAGCTATTGTGATATCAGAATCTTTTGCTTCTGAAATTTCAGAAAACTTCTTCATTCAAATTGCTCCATATGTCTAAATTATTTTAACTATTTATACGATATAGATTCTATAGATTAAAGTTTTTCCAAATATACATTGGATACTCATCCATCACATCAAAAATGTTTGGATGAAGCATCAAAGCACGACGATATGGACTCCATTTGATACCTCTGCCCCAACCAAGAAAATCCATGATTTCTTTTTTAGTTGCAGGGCCTTTCTTGATAAACTCTATAATATCCAAAAGTCTATCAGTTTTACAGTCACGTAATATATTAGGAGCCCTCATTACTTTCTGTCGATCAAGCAAGTCATTCATGTAATCATTCATCTCAATTACACTATCTTTGTAGATAAGATTTTCACGAATACAATCTAGAGCCTGTTCTGCTTGCTCATTTCTAAACTGAGGATCATCAAGATATGTATTCATAAGCATCAATGCTTCATGGTCATCCTCAAAGAAATCACCTTTGGCATTCAGTTCGTGATAGTATGACGCATCAAACATAATATATGGAACACCATTCATCATACCATCAGTCATTGCAACAGACCAACCACCATACTTTTGTTTAGGCGAAAATCCCATATAGCAGTTTTGCAATCCTTTATAGTACCACTGCTTGTCACCTTTGTTTGTGATAACATAGTCACGATTAGGTTTATCTAGTAATGGTATCCAAACTTTAAAGTCTTGTCTTAACTTCCACAACTCATCACAAACAGCAATAAACTGTTTGAAGTGTTTATAAGTATCTGGTCTGTGATTGAACACGATAATCTTTTCTGGTGTTTCATTTATTTTAGATACAATATCACTCTTATTAACGCCCAAATGTTGTACAGTTAGAATATTGTCCAGTTTCTCTATTGTAGCATCATTAAAGGTTTCTTTTGCTTGTTCAATGACCAACTCTTTTTGATGTTGTGTGTTCAAATAACATCTATCGTATTCCAATAGCCCAGTAATATTTTGTAGAAAACTATCTTTAGGCCAGGCAACAACAGATTTAAGATCAAACCAGTGAGCATATCCAAAAACTGGTGGAACATGATGGGTTGTATTATACATTGTGTTTACTAGTTGATGTGTATGCTCAGGTAAGTGTGACATGACTAAATCAAAGTCATATCCCTTATGTAACATTTTGCGTATAACATCAACTCTGAAATTGCTTCTCATAGTTTGAGGGTAAGTTTCAAAGTCAATGTACAATTGTGTTACATTATCAAATACAAGAGATGGAACTGAGCATGGAAGAATCAAGTAGAACCAGAGGTCACTACGAATTTCATTCAATAGCAAAATCTGGTTCTTAATGACTTGGATGTAACTGTCTTTCTCCAAGTCTTCTTGAAAAGTGATGTTAGGGTACACAAGCACCCTAACAGTTTTCACCTTCTTCTTATCGTCAAAGAGTTTCATGCGGCCTCTTTAGTTTTAAGCATCTCCATGAAATCATCACCATGCATATTCGACTTCTTGATGTTAATCCTCTTAGAGCAAACTACAAGATTGGAATATTCAGTAACACCACCAAGAGCAACACCGAACGAGCGAGGGATAAAGTGATCCCCAGCAAGGTCATCTTCAACAATAGGTTCGTCAGTGTAGAAACACTTACCGCCCTGTTCTTGCCACTTCTTCAAGATTTCTGAACGAGTGAATGATACCCTTGGATCAAGTTTTATCAAACCCATCTGAACTTCCTTCTCTGGAGAAGGAAACAAAGGACTTTCAAGATACTCTATATCAAGAACCTTAAAGATGGTTTTGATAGCATTACCATTCTTACCATTAAAGAGTTCATTAAACTCCTTCATCTGATTACCATTATCCATCGTTTCATTCATATACAACTTTGTAGTTGTATCACTCCAACGAGTATAGATATCAAAGAATGCTGGAGAATACTTTTCTGGTACAACATTAAATCCACGATTTTGAGATTCAACAGCATACAATACAAGCATCAGTGAAGTCATAGGATTCAACTTTACCTTATATTCTACTGGTACAGCCTTCAATATAGCAAGAGCAAGATTAAGGATATCTTCAATCTTCTTCTTATCCTTAAACTTAACGACATAATCACCGTTAGGAGACTGAACCTTCTCAGCCCAGAGATAATGACCATCCTGTGTGATTCCAGAGCGCCAACCATTTATTACTAAGTAGATAAGAGAAGATAACCACTCATCAACTTCCATGTGTCCACCCAAGGTAAACTTACTAGAGAAGTGTTTCAAGTACGACTTTTCTACACCCTTCTTTATAACAGTGTAGCGTTCAAATAAAAGATGGGGATCAAGTTTTACAGCAGGATCATCGTTTCCACGAGCAGTATCACGAACATACTCAGAATAAAAACCAAGGATTGCATTACGAAGTTCTTGTGGCCTCATACCATTCACGTTGTTAAGCACATTGATAAAAAGGTGAGCAGTTTGAAGATCAGTTAAATCTTCATACCACTTACAAGTGATACGATAATCCTTGATGCGCTGATAGATTTTTGGGTATGAGGCAAGGAGTTCTCCAGCAACCATTCCACCGATATCACAAAAATCTACTACTAATCCTTCAGGCATTGGATAATCACCATCAAGGTAATCAGTGATTGAAGTGATCCTCTGCTGACCATCAATGATTTCATAGCAATAACCACCATCAGTTTTTATAACACGAATATGGACTTCTGGGATACGAGCATAGGTATTCAATAGAACCGTAAGCATTATGTTCTGCTTCCATTCTTCAGTAGTGACCTTTTCACGTTGATAAGCACGTTGCTGAGTATTGATATTGGGGTTTGTTGTCCAAAGGACAGATAAGTCTCCGTTGTTGCATGGTACTTCACTTTTACCGAAATACGTCTCGGCGTCTTCACAGGCGTAATATGTCATCTTTTCTCCTTTCGAGAGATTTAATGTGTTGGGTTTACCCTAGGCAAACATTTAACACAAGTTTTCGATGGGGACAATTCCTCATCTTATATAGAGTATAGACTAATTTTATATCTTTGTCAAGGACTTTTTTACATTTTATCGAATTATATCTATCTTATTCATGGTATCTTCATTCCATACCTCAAGCTCCTTTCTAATTCTTCCGTCAGCAACTATATTGTTATATCGTTTAATAGCTTTTTTCTTCCACCAATTAACGATATTCTCCATCTCAAATTTATCATACTGATCACCCTTTATCAAGGTATCGGTTTTACCAAGCAGAACATCCTTTGCATTGGAATATCCATATGTACTCATGAAGAAACGTTTTTTGGTTGTGACATCACTCGCCTTAGCAATAGCATCACAAAAGATTTTATACCCTTTAGCATCATACTCTTTCAAACTATTTTTAATAATAGATACAAACTTAGTCTGCATCTTTAATTTTCTGCTTGCTGTAGGTATTCCCTTATCTGTCTTAACTGGAACTAACTCTTCACCACCATTTCTTTCAGTAAACCAATCTTTCAGCTCTGGATAGATTTCTTCCCCCAATGTCAATAGAAATTTAGATTCCGTCATACCTTGGAATCTCAAATATGGCCGCATACCGTCATACATCGAAGCTCCACCATTTGCAGTTTTCAGATTTCCATATAAAGATGTGGTTTCGAATAAACAAAACTCATTATTATACTTCTCATTTAACATTCTACGAGTGTCGTGTGAACAGCAGATGGCAGCAAGTAATTTACCACCAAGACAATTAAATCCAAATGGTTGTGCGGGTACAATATTAAAACCCATGATTGCACGATGATTGAATATATCTAAATCTGGCACACCACCAAGGAAATCATTACGAGGTTTACTATTAATCAGTGGACTACCATATCGAATGAAACCTACAATAGTGTTCGTACTCTTTTCTTTAACTACAAGCTTCAATGCCTTGCCTGGATTTTCATCAGGAGAAAATGAAGCAGTCTTCTCAATTAAAGTGTCAAACACTTCGCCTGGAACTTTTACAACTTCGAAATCCATATCTTCTGGATGCATATTATAATCTTGAAACAATTCATCTTCAATACTCATACCTGGCAGACCAGCTGGCATATCCTTTACTCGTTCAATCTTTCTTGCACGAAAATAATCATCGATACGATTGAAATCTTTAAAGTAGTTCATTACTTTATGAGCAACATAAAATGTATCTTGTTTTTCTAAAATCATTAAAAGAAATCCTCTAGTGTAGATTGGGCGCCGTAACTTATTAACCAGTTAATCTTTTCAGTGATCACCTTGAGTGGCTCAATGAATGATTTCTCATACTGCATATCATAGTCTATCTTATTAGAAATATCAAGTTCCTTTGGTACTTCTGTCATAAAAGAAAATGCAGAGGAGGAATAGATATTTGGCTGCCTCATATGAAGGAAACGTATCTTGTCTCCGTTTTGTATTAATTGGTATTTGTTTTCTAGTTTCTTCTTTTTGATCAGATGATTGTATAGGATTGCTCCTTTACAGTGGATGGGAGCTCCCTTTGCAAATAGAGTACTCTCACCAGCAAACTTTTCTAGTCCATTGACTGACCTTGGATATGCAATATCTTCTGGTGGTAGATTCATAAATTCGTCCCTAAACTCTTTTATGAAAGTATTTAGCATTTTCTCGTCACCCGACATTATAATCTTTAGTGCTTCCTTGATCTTCTCTCTACAAGGAGCAGGAGTAGATGACTTGACTGCTTCAATACCCATAATCTTTAAGTGAGGTTCCTTATATCGAACACCTTCCATATCATGAACATTGAGGATATATCGTTTCTTTGCAGTCCAAATCCCCTTGTCAGCAATTGCTTCTCTGGCCATAAACATCTTTTGATCGTATGCATTTACAGTTTTAGCAAGAGCTTGATAAGATTTGTCAATAAAAGGTTCCAACTTCTCTTTTGCAACCTTATCCAAGAAGGTGACGATTTTGCTAGTCTCAGCTCCTTCTTTGAAGACACTATTAACCAGTGAGTCAAAAGTGATGTAAACTGAATCAGTATCACTTGCAATAACGTAATCCACGTGCTTGGTTTCCAAGATTTTGTTAAGATAAATGTTGAGACTTTTTTCAATCCAACGTATAGATAATTGCCCAGAAGTCGTAATTGCAGTAGCAACCAACAAATCAAAATACCTAAACCAATTATTGCCAATTGCACCATAAGCGGAATTAAGAGAAATCTTCTTTGCCATTTGGATGTTATCGTATCTTGATATTTTCTTGAGTATTGAGGAGTCATTAGTGTCCTCATACTGTTGTTTAGCTTCGAGCATAAGTTTTTTATATTTAACACGGTCATTATACATATTCTCCATTAATTCTGGCAAAAACCCTCTAACGTCTTTACGAAAAAACGCACCATTAGGAGTCATACAATACTCTGTATCATTTTTAATCTTACCATCTAATATCTTATCAACCATACCCTCAACCATATCAGTACCACCATTCACCAATGTCTCAGGCGAAATGTTATACTGCATTATAAGGTGAGGATATAGCGAGTTCAAGTCAAAAGACATAACCCATTTGTGCATACCAACTTGTGGGTCTTTTACATACGCACCTTCAAACTTTTCTACCTTTTTGTGTTCAGTCTTTTGTGGGATAACAATATTCTTTTTTCGTAGATAGTTGTATATTACAATATCCCAATAACGAACAGAGCCAAGGACATCAGTAAAGTTGACCTTACCATCATACGCCATAGTTAAACACAGTTCAATAAGACGCATCTTATCTTCTAGTTTATCTACAATCTCAACGTCTTGAATGTTGTATTCGATAAACGATTGATAGTCTTTCTGATACCATTCTTTGAAAGTTTCATATGGGTTGCCGTCTTTGCGTTCACCTAGCTCTACAAATGCAATATGGTCTAGTGTGTATCGTTCTTGGTTTGTATATGTAAACTTGCGATATAGATCAAAGAAATCTAGTGCAGCAACACCGTAAATATTATAGACTTGTTGTTTACGGCCCATCTGATATACTTCACGTTCATGCACCTTACCCCAAGGAGATAATTTATCAACCATCTCTCCACCTAGAATTTTTGCAATTCGATTACACAGATAAGGAATATCAAAAAACTCAGTATTCCAGCCAGTAATAACGTCTGGCTCAATCATAGACCAAGTGTCAAGGAATTTAAATAGCAAGTCTGCTTCATCCTTACACAAGCGATAGTCCACATCATCACGATGGTTTTGGAACTCATGAAGACCCCAAACAATAATCTTTTTGTTTTGGTGGTTCTTCATTGTGATTGACAGCATAGGTTCTGCTGCATCTTTTGGATTTGGAAATCCGTTCTCGCATTCAACCTCAATATCAATCGTCACAATGCATAGCTGATCTTTATCCCACGGAATATCGTTAGGAAACTCATCACCAATGTAGCAATAATTGTATTGAGTGTTACCAAACACAAGACCTTGCTTCTTATGAAGATCATACCAATCCTTCGCCTCTGTAATAGAGTCGAACTTGTTGGGTTTTACATGCTTACCATCTAAGGTCTTATACCCAGTGGGTTGTGAAACAAGATCAAAAAGTGTAGGTTCATAACGAATCTTCTTCTTGAAACGAAGGCCATTATCAACTCCTCTAACGAAAAGTTGATTGCCCCATTGAAGTACATTAGTGTAAAAGTCCATTGTTAGACTATACCACCTTTGTAGTTATTTGTCAAGGGTATATTAATCTATTTCGTCTGTTTCATCGCCTTTTTCTGACCAATCAGATAAGACAAATTTTCTACTTGGATTGACACTAACTTTAAATCTTTTCAACAAATCTCTATTAATAAGAAATGTACTTGCAGCATCTTCTAGCTGAAGTCCAATAGGAACATCTGTATAAATCATATTATTAAATTTTACATTTATATATACTATTGGCCGTTCAGTAATCTTACCAATATGAGTAGGTTTTGAAATTCCCTGTAATTTGCTGGTGAATTTTTTACCCTTTCTCTCCCACTTAACAGTTTTACCAGACACTTCTACTTTATCAACAACTAACATAGATGCCTTTGTACCATTGCCGGTATCAAATTTAGCTCTTATTGGTCCATATCCATCAATCTCTACAGTCTCATGATAACCCGATTCTTGATTAAAATCAAACCTTCTGTGTACAGGATTTTGCAAATACTCAACCATTAATTTAACGATATCTTTTTCTTTTGTTGGTTCTTGTGGAACCGTAGTCATATCGTAGTTTTGAAACTCTGATCCCATACCAGGCGAACCATTACACTCTAAGACATAAATTTCATTATTTACAATTGCATGATCAACACCAACCATGTATGCACCCGTTGCTCTAGCAGCTGCAAGAACTTCTGCCTTCTCATCTTTACTCAAGGTATAAGGTTTTGTCTTTGCGCCCATATGACGATTGGAACGAAAATCTTTTTCTGGTTTAATTCTCTTAGTTGAGGCAACGATACGACCATTAAGAACGATAGTCCTAACGTCAAATTCTATTTTTAAAAATTCTTGAATGATAAGGGGCGCATTGAATTTCCACAATGACTGAATAACACTCATCATGGATTCCATACTGTCAACCTTAGAAACACCGATACCTTGTGTTCCTGTCAAAGTTTTGATAATGACAGGAAACTTACCACCGATACGTTCATGAGCATCAATAATACTTTTTTCATTGTTGACCAGTGATGTACGGGGAGTGTTGATATTGTTTCGTTCAAACGATGTATAGGATGACATTTTATTATCACATGTCAACATACCATCACGATCATTGATCATCATGCAACCAGCATTTTGCAGTGTACCTAGTAATGCAAGACCAATCTCATCTTGCAGAACACCAGCCCGCACAAACACCACAGTCGATGCAGTTTCAACTTCAATATCCTTTTCTTCACCATCATAATTTTTAATGGAAACTATACCCTTTTCGATATCGTTATCAGACACCCATGCCTCAGTTGTTACCACCCTATAGCATGGCAATCCTAAGTCTGAACAGGCCGCTAAGAGCATACCAGTAACAACTTCTGGTTTTTTTGATTTAGAGTTTGTTAAAATAAGAACTGTTATCTTATCTCCAACAGCTTCCTCAGTTATAAAAGACTTGAAATTTTCCACTATTAAGTTTCCCGTTTTTTGCCAATGTTATACTTAGTCTCTAACGACCACTCAGATTTATCTTTGAATGATATAACTTTGATTTGACTAAGAGGTGCAGATGGTTCTGCGACACCAACAATTTCAACCAAGCCCCAATCATTGAGAAGATTTACAATTGTATTTCTCCTTGCAATATCATTCTCAGAAAGATTAGTACTTTTACCGTCTAGTGCGAATAGTTCCTTAAAATGAACAATATAATATTTACCCTGCTTATGTAAAATATGGCAGGATTGATATAATTTCTTTTCTTTACGTGAAGCAACTCCAATTCGTGATAGTGTCTCTCTTACTTTCAGAAAATCATCGGGCTGTTTCAAAACAACCTCTAACATGTCCTTCTGTGTCCAACTAACTTCTTCCATTTTTTCCACCCTTATATGTTCTTTGTTTTATGGCAGAAATCTGTTCATCATCTAGTACATCAAGAGCGGCCTTAGCCTTCTCATTATTATATCCATAATACTCTTTAACATACTCTAGATTAGCTAATTTCGTCGCCTTCGCCCAAGGACTAAATCGTTTCCTTGGTCTTAGACTATTTAGGAAAAAGTCAAACTGTAACTTTTTATCTATGTTTGGTAGTTGATTTATCTCATTAACAAATAATATAGTATCTTGAAACGGCATAAGACACTTATTCACAACAAAAGGCGGGTATTTCTTTTCCCACGTTTTATCCCCACTATCCATCAAAGGTTCTTTTGTTTGGTTAATCGCTTTTAAGTAGTCTTTTAATTCATAAGTCATGAACGCCTTCCACCATTATAATTCCACAATCCTTCATACGCTTCATCCAACTCCATTTCGGGAACTGGACGCCTATTCATTTCCATTTCATTTGCACCATTAAGAAGAGTTAAATCTTGTCTTAATTGACCATCTGATAACTCACCAATAAAATATGTTCTAGGTCTTTCTAAGATAGAAAACTCATAAACCAAATGTTCAGCTGCCTCTCCTATTAATTCTCGAATCATATCACGATCTTCAGTGCTCTTATGTTGAAAAGACGTTGTTCCATATATTGAATGAAACAGACCAGCTTCACAAATATAGTTAGGAGAATTATTTGTAACAAGAATATCATGTACAGCGATAAGATGTTCTATCAAGGTTCCACCACTATGAGGAACCTTATCAGCACCCATTGCAATAAGAAATTTAATCTTTGTAGTGATCGAGTCTTGCATCATTCACCTCTGTAGTAAAACACTTAAATACAATACAGCTTCTTAATTTGAAACAGTTCTTGGACACAGGCATTGCTTGATGCAATCTCTTTGCTGGAAAAACCATCAATCTATTTCCAGTGTATGCAACGTGTTTTTCAATTTCCTTTGGTTGTTCTTGTTTCTCTTGATCGTGTTCTGTCCATATTACAGTTCCGCCGCCCCAATCTTTTCTCCAATCCATAAGAGGAAAATAGATCATGGTAAACTCACCATCATCAATATGAGGCCGAGGTTCTACGCCATATGTATGTGCATTAAAATATATTCTACGAAAAGTATCAATACCATATTTTAATTTGAAATCAATTTTATACATAAAGTGATTCCACACAGGAATCAACCACTCAAATCCATTATCAGTAATCTGTTTTTCAGTTTTTCCAGCAAGCCGATGCCAGTGATATATATCCTGTTTATTATCAGATTTATGGTAGTACTGCCACATAAATTCTTTGTCAGACATTAAATCACTAACCATCTGAGCATCATGATTATTCATAACATTATCATAAACGTGTATTTTAGATTCACTCATTATAAAAATCTAACCTCTCATTATTACCACCATTTGCAACAGTTTTATATGTTATAGTGTATCTCATATTATGACAAATTCTTGCAACTGGTTCAGCTTTATGCCAATGCCATGCGTCAAAAAGAACCACTCTATTTCCTCTATTGGTAACATGTTTTAGCACTTCAAGTTCTTCAATCCTATCTACACTATTTTCAATATAAGGTTCCCAAATAGTTGTACCACCACCCCAATGATACTGGTTCCAATTTAGAATAGGGTAATATAATAAAGTCATATTGCCCCTATTACCATCATAATGAATATGTGGCTCTTGTCCATGACTATGAACGTTTATATAAGCATCACCATAACTATCAATACTAAACTTTGATTTGAGATTAATACTTTTTTGAAAATCATCAAACAAATCATGTATCCATTTTAGATCAAGATGTTCTAAAGATTTTTCATCCTGACCATGTTTTGACATCCAATGACGATTAGGCCCCTCTTGAGGCTCCCATTCTCCCCACTTTAGTCCTTTTGGTAACTCAAATGGATAGTAGCTACGACCAGATAATGGCAAACTATATGCAGGACCATATTTATGATTCTTTACTAATTTCTCTATCTTTTTTGCTACTTCTATAGGAAGCACATTATCAAATACATGCACACTCATTTGAATTTTGCCCTTGACATTATCTCAGTTAAACAAGCGAGAGTGTTAATTTCTTGATCTGCGACAAACGCTGACTTATACTGGTACTCGCCCAATATAACAACGACATGAGGTATACTGCCACCATCCACGCAATCATACAGGTTATCATACAAGTTACGAAACAAACGTACAGGATCGTTATCAAGATTATCGACAACCCATTCACGAACATCAGTAAACTCCTTTTTTTTCATGTGACTCATAAGTTCATTTATGTTGTCACTCTTTATATTTACCAAGATACCAGCGTCAATAGTTCCAGAAACAGAATATCTTTGCAACTCATTTAGAACTCTTCGCCAGTCAGGAAAGTGTTTCTGTACTAGAGCAGCAACGGCCTTGGGTTCAAAATCAACATTCTCATTCTTGAGAATTTTCAAAGCACTCTTGAAGAACTCACCAGAAAGTTCTAGTTTCTCTTCTTTTGGAATTGAGAAATCATAAGTTGGACATCTGGATATGAGTGCAGGGATAATACGATTTTGATAATTACAAGTTAGAACAAATCCACAATTTGAACTAAACTCTTCAATGAACCCACGTAACGCAGGCTGTGTTGATTGAGGATTAAGGTAATCAGCCTCATCCAAAATCAAGTATTTGCGACCACCATGTAGAGACACAGTGGAAGCAAAGTTTTTGATCTTGGTTCTGAGAATGTCAATACCTGACTCCTCAGAACCGTTGATCATCATGTAGGTTAGACCCATCTGTTCAAGCATTGCTTTTGCAGCTGTGGTCTTTCCTACGCCTGGCCCACCAGAGAGAGTGACATTTGGAAGTTCTCCAGCTGACACAAACTCAAGTAGAGTCTTCTTTAACTCTTTAGGGAGTACGCACGATTCGACTTCAGTTGGGCGGTATTTCTCTACCCATAAAAATTCTTCCATAATATAATTTCTCCCTATTTACCATAGTATGATTCTGGTTCTAGAGCAATAAAGTATTCAATATCAACCTGAGTGTTTTTGAAGTTACTAATTTTGTTTTTAGAAACACCAACATTATAAGTTCCAGGCATCAACTTCAAATTCTCAACTTTGAACCAAAACTTATGATCTACAGGAATAGGTGTTTCATGATCCATCTTATCATAATCAACTTCCATAGAAAACATATTTGCAGTATCGTTCTTCTTGTCAGTTACTCTAAGAGTGCCATTATGCAATACCATGTCTGGCACACCAATAACAGCAGCTGCTTTTGTAATGTCAGACAATACTTTATCAGAAAGATTGAAACTAATCTCAGCAGGAGGCATATTAATTTCATCTTTAACTGCCGTAACAACAGATGGATCACTATACCAGTATTTTAATACGTTGTTAGTTTTATCTTTCATTATTACAAATTTATCTTGAAAATCTAAATCTGGATTTTCAAATAAAGATAGGGCTGCAAGAAATTCATTCAAGTCATAAATTGCAACGTCCTTCTCAAATGTTTCACTTACTGTAGCCTTTGCCACAATATTCTTCATAGCAGACATTGTAGATAGTGTATTGCCCACTTTAATCATTAGGTTCTGATTTATTGTAGAATAATTCTTCAATACAGATACCGTTTTATCACTTAGTTTCATTACTTAGATTCTCCATCTCATTAATATATAGTGCTATTATACCATAGTGTATAACTTTTAACAAGTCCTTTTTGTCCTTGCCGTTCTTTTTTCCATACCGTTGTGCATATTTCAATATGTTTCCGATACAAAAACCTTCACCGTGTCCACCGTCTATGATGAACTCTGTAGCTTGAAAAGTGTTCTTGCTATAGTGTCCATCATATGTGGAATCAATGTATTCTTTTAATCTCGCAAGAATATCTCCTTCATTGTATTTGTAATCTGGATTAGTCACTTGCATTTTCGCCATCATATAAACTCTCTTCACGATCTGACATGTACTTCTTTTTTTCTTCTTCAGAATCATTCACATTCCAATTCATAGCAATAGAGCGGCGTTCACCTTCACCAAAGAAAGGCAACACTTGATGTTTGAGCCACTGAGGAAAGATTAACATAGCACCTTCAGTAGGTTTAATGTAATCCTCTGTCTGTGGTCTAAGCTGCATAAGATCACGCATAGTGTTAGTGCCCCAACACAAATGAGTCCACCCATCAACAGCACCTGAGGCACCCTTAATATTAGGAACGTCTGGAGTATCTTGGATACACTGAGGAACTTTCAACCATAGGAAACCCGATAGACCAGCAACAGTCTTAACACCGTGGTCATGAAACGGATTGTAGTCACCAGCATATGCATGGTTAGTCCAACACTGAGAAA